GTCGCTGCCAATGTCTTCAGCGAAGTGGTCCCGGTCGGCGTAGAACTTCAAGGCAGCTCGCAGCTGCTCAACCTCAGCGGCGTCGGTAATCGCTCCCAGCCCAACAATCGGCAGCCCAGTCGCCGCCGCATCCCTCTCTGCCTCTTCTTTGGTCCACCAGAAGGCAGTACCAACCATCCAGGCTATTGGCTCGGGGTGGGGCTGTGGGGCTGGCTGGGCCCGGGCATTCCATTTTTCAACGTGCGCTTGCGGGTCTTCACGGAAGCCCCAGCTGATCGGGCCGAGCACCGGGCAGCGGTGCATGAAGCTGTAGATGTCTTCGCGGTGATGCTTCGTGATCTGCGGCTTCTCACCACAGAACGGGCACGGCAGCAGGTCGCTGACCATCTCTGTGTTGCTGGATCGGTTTTCTGTGGGCATGGGTAGCTCCGGCCTATGCGGCTTTCAAAAGGGCTTCAATTACTCGCTGGCCTGCCAGTGGCGGTACCGCATTGCCGGCCATGTGCATGGTCAGCCTGTGGTTGTCCGGCCGCAGGGTGTCAGCCGGGAACGACATCGCGGCCAAGGCCTCGCTGGCGCTCAGCATCCGCATGCGGTCGCCGTCGACCAAGGCCCAGCGGTCCAGGGTAGTGATGGTGCCGATCGGCCGGTTGATGTCGCGTCCGGTGGTGCCGGAGCCCTTGCCGTAATACGGCATGATGAACCGGTCGCCGAAGCGCTGGCGCCCATTGTGTACCCGGTCGAGGGTGGCCTGGGCCCGGCCTGGTTTCTCGATCTGCGACCAGCGCCCGGCGTCGAAGTCGAGGAAGCTGCTGGCCGGCACGTGCTCGCATTGCTGCAGCTGCAGCTGAATCGGGGCCTTGCTCTTGGTGCAGATCAGGAACAGGCGCACCCGGTGTTGCGGAACGCCGAGGTCGGCGCAATCGACAATGTGCGGCGCAACCTGGTAGCCCAGGCGCTGCATGGCATCTACCCAGCTGGGGTAGAGCACCCAGTTCACGAACTCGGGCACGTTCTCTACCACCCAGGCATCCTGGTCCAGCACTTCAGCAGCAGAGGGCACAGCCCAGGCTGTCGAGCGCGACGCGTCGTGCTCCGGGTTTCCGCTCTTCTTGCCCCTGGCGTTGGTGAAGCCTTGGCAGCATGGAGAGGCGATGCCGATGTCCGAGCGCGGCACCTTCGCCCAGTTCGCTTGCTGGAGATCCTGGCATACGTGCTCGGTGTCCTTGTGGTTGGCTGCGTGCCACTTCACGGCCTCAGGCCAGTGGTTTGCAGCCCAGAGGACCTTTACCCCGGCGGCGCGCGCACCAGTGCTCCATCCGCCCATGCCGGCGAACAAGTCGATTGCTGTTGTCACGTTGTGGTCCTTGCGTGCAGGCGCCGCCCTCGCCGGGGAGGCGTTATCGTTGAATAGGGGAAGGCGCCGCAGCTGGCGCGCATTGTTCTGCTGGGCTATCAATTCATGGCTGACTCGACCTGGTGGAGGTCGCCATGACACTGAAAAGCGATACCGAGGCCCTTGCCTCGATCGAGGAAGAAGCCCTGGCAATGCTGAAAAAGATCGGTCTGCCGGATGACCACCTGAAGAAGGAAGTGGTCATCTGCCTGCGCCAGATCATCGCGATTGCCCGCTACCGGAAAGGCCTGGGTGCCGACCCTGTCGTTGAATAGGGGAAGGCGCTGGCGGGCAGCGCCGGAGGGTCAGGCTCGATTCAGGAATTCCTGGCACCTGCAGTTGAGGTTCGAGCAGTGGCTTTGGCCAACCCAGTCAGGCATTCGGTCGCCTTTATGTCTTTCCGTGGTCCATGCAGCCGATTGGGGTCTGGTTATCGCTCATGGTTTTCTCCATGCATGCACCGGCTTGGCCGGTGTTGTACCTGATAGTGGCAATTTAATGGCATTTGGGTTATTCATTGTAATACCAGTCAACGAGATGAATACCCGATGGACCGCGAGCCAACAAACCAGGAAATCGCAGCAGCTCTCGGCATTGATGAGGATCAGGTTGATAAGTACCGTCAGGAGGCTGTGCTGCTGGGCGACGGATCTTGGCTTGTCCACTTTTCCTACGACATGCCGAGAGAGCTTCGGCACAGCTTCACCGGTAGCTTTACGGCGATTGTTGCGTGCGTTGAATCTTGTGTTGACGGGCGCGCAGTCGACTGAGGCTGGCTGGCAGCGAAGGACAGTCAGGAGGCTATCGGGAACTGTTTGGCAAGGGCCTGCTGAACTGCTGCGATGATGCTGCAGAGGTAGTCCCAGTCAGGGTTGCGCTCCATGGCGTCGGCCGGCAGGTTCCACCAGTCGTCACCGAATACGCGGTGCAGGAACTCGCGGTGGGCGCCGCCGCACTCATCGAGCGAGCTGGTGTGTCGAACATCCTCAGCCTCGTCGAGCAGGCTTCGGGCATCTTCTGCGTCCAGATCCCGGTCACGCCGCATTTGCACGATCACCTTCCGCGCTTTGTCGGCCAGCGCTTCAGCGCTGAACCGGCGAGAACTCAGCGACCGGTCGAAGTAGCCGATGATGTAGGCGTCGTGCAGCTTGCAGAAGAACTGGCCGATGGTCAGGCCATCCCACATACCGCCCCAGTAGGCGTGCCATGTCTTGTCGTAGCAGCTGACGGTGATCTTGCCCTTGCAAGGCTCGAAGTCTTCGAGGTAGACGCTGATTGGGTCCAGGCCTTCGGCCCCGGTGATCAGCAGCTTGGTGACGGTCGATGTCTCGATGTTCATGGCTCTGTCCATGCATGCGCCGCCCTCCGTGGCCGGATGCGGCATGGTGGCAATTTGGTTTGGGATGGGGTATTACGGGTGACCGGCATGGGGCCGGATCAAAGGAGTGAAAATGGCGTTTCCAAATAGCTGTTGCCGGACCTCAATGGAGGCTTACGACGATCTGACCCAGCTAGGGAAATTCGTAGTGCTTGAAGGGCGTGATGCAATTGGGCAGGCCTTGAAACTCAAGTGCACCGAATGCGGTGACGAGTGGAGCCGGGATTACCGTAAAGGTGGCGACCTCTTCTGGATCAAGAAGAAAGACAACGGTCAACTGTCATAACCGATTCGTAGCGCATCGCGCGCGCGGAAATTCTCAAGCTTCCGCGCCACAGTCGGCGACACCTTGATTTCGTGGCGCGGAGGTTCCAGTAGCGGCAGTGCGCCGCCCGGGCCCAGTCCGTGCAGATGATGAATCATCAGCGTCATCGCCTCGCCCTGTTCCTCGATCCCGGCCCACTCCATCAGCTCCAGCAGGGCCTGCTTAGTCCCTGGTCGAACCTTCAAGCGCAGGTCTTCTTCCTGCAGGCGCTCGGCCTTGGCGCGACGTTTCTCGTCACGCTGCTGCTGCGTCAGAGCCATCATCTCCTCCATTGCGCACAAAGGTGGCGCCCGGCCCGATGTCGAGCAGGTCGCACACCCGGTTGATGATCTTGAGCGCGGCATCGAACACTTTGGCGTCGTCCGGCTCGCGGGCCAGGCGCTTCATGTTCGGCTGATGCTCGAGGCAGACTTTGTCGACCAGGCGCCGGGCCAGCCTTCGCAGGTGATCCGCGCTGTCGAAAATGCGCAGGCTAAGCGCGAAGGCCAGGGCCACATCATCAGGCCGGTACTGGCCGCCGCTGCGGGTGATGTACAGCTTCTTGACCGGCCGATTCATCCAGGCGGGCAGGGTTACGACTCCAGAAGATGCTTTCTGCATTTCGATGCTCCGATAGGCCGCTTGGCGGCAGGTGGAACTGTTCTTGCCGCCGGCGCTGGCGGACCAGGCTATTAATCCGTCTCATGGATGGCACACCTCAATCGGCGTTTTCTTCGTCGATCCGGAAGGCATGACGACCAGTAGACTCTTGCTGCCTCGGTATACGCCCCAAGGCTGACCAGTGGATCTGGCCATGGCCGCCGCGTACTTCACGGCGGGCACGGGCTGAGACATGGTTGCGATCATGGCCTACCCCCGATTCCGCTGGAGCGGGAAGTCGATGTCGAACGCAGTGAGGATGCGGGCGAATCTGCAGTTTCCAATACCTAGCTCCAGTGTCACGCCCCACCGGGACATGCCGGAATCACGCAGGGCTATGATCTTGTCGGCGAGGTCGCGATCTTCCTGACTCGGCTCGGCCTTCACCTTTTCAGGTCTGGCCGGCTTCGGCGGGCTGAAGAACCTGAATCCTCCCCGCGCCGCTACGCCCCAGAGAGCGGTCTTGGTTTCGCCCAGGAGCTTTGCGACCTCGCCACAGGTCATGGTCTTGGCGAGCTCTTCTACCTGAGCTGTGCGTGCCTTGGCGCGGCTTTTACGCTCGCCGCCGCGCTCCTGCTTGACTGGCTTGACCCGCTTCGGCTTCGGCTCAGGATGATGACGCTGGCGGAAGGGCACGTACTGGAACCCCTCCAGCACAATGATCCGGCCGCCAGACGAGAAGAAGGCCGCTTTGGCGGCCTCTAGGTCGATTGATGGGTTCACCCTTCACTCCTTTGCGCCTCGGTCAGGGCGGCATTGAGGTCTGCGGTTTGGCTTTCGGCCGGCTTGATCGAGAAGAAGTCGCCAACAGCCGCCTGGCCATTCTTGATGCTGTTGAACACACCGCGCAGAGAGGCGATTTCCTCGGGCAAAATCTCGTCCAGGCTCTTGTTGAGGTAGGCGCGCAGGTGCTTCTCGGTCACGCCTTGCTGGGCGAACGCGTCGACCAGGGCGCGGACGCGGTCAGCGAGGGGCAGGCTGGTGTCGCCGGCCAGCGTCTTCCGGCACTGGAAGACGGCTGCTTCGACCAGATCGGGCGGCAGGATGGCCAGCAGTCGTGCACGTAGGCGGCGACCGCCCATGTTCGCGGTGATCTCGTAGATGTCACGCTCTTCGGTCAGGGCTTGTCCACCGCCGCGCTTGTCACGGATGTGGCGAACGGTGAATTTCTGCGACGAGTAAGTGTTCGTCTCCAGGTCCCAGGCATAGGCCTCCATCTCACTGTTGCCTTGCTGGCGGCTCAGCTCGCGGATGCCGTACTCGATGTTGCCCCAGCACCTGGCCAGCTCTTCGGCAAGGCGGATGGAAGGCCCGGATACGGTTTGCCCGCCGCGTGGGTAGGCGTATTCCCCAGAAGCCGCCAGGCTTGGCCGGCTGCACGAATTCATGATCTTGCTGTAGGCAAGGGCCTCGTCGCGCGGGAATCGTTTGGCCAGCAGCAGCTTGCCCTGGGCTTCGGTCACGGCCCGGCTCTGTTCGATGTTCACAGTGCCGTGGTTCACGTGCTCCGCCATGCCGCGCGGGGCGAAAGGGTTGTTCTCGGTCATAGCTTGTCCTTCGCCCAGTAGGGCAGCGTCAGTGTTTCGATGGCCGGCCACTCGTTGTGTCGAAGGCAGTCGGCGTAGACTTCGATATTGCGCTGGTACTCGGTACGGCCAGCGGCCTTGGCCTCGAAGTCCATGGTGAATAGGCGAACCGGGTATTTGCCGCATTCAATGCTGGTACTCACAACCAGGAACACAAACGCGGCAGGCGCCTCGCCAAAGTGGGCTGCGTAGCCGTCGCTGTAGTAGCTGTCCTGAACGTGGTAGCGGTAGTCGTAGAACGAACGGGCAAACTTGCTCATGTCGGCCGTGGTCTTGAGGTCCAGAATCCAGCCAAGGCGCTCGATGGTCTTGTCTGGCCGGCAGCGGCACAGCACGCCTTCGCGCTCATCGTTCCAGTAGATGCTGGCCTCGGCATCCCCCTGAGTTTCGAGCAGGAACCGGGCATGCGGGTGAGCCATGACGCTTTCGCGGATCAGGCCAATCTTCCTGCCGTCCTCTGCCGACAGGACGGTCTGGCCGGTGAGCGTGGATTCGAACTCTTCCCACTTCTCTTTGCCGGCCTTGGTGTTGCGTGGTGCATCGGCTGGGCCGACTGCGTACTCAGCGGCGTACCGATCCGGCTCAAGCAGCAAGGCGTGCACTGCATCGCCAAGGTCCAGCGCCTTCTTTTTTTCTGGATCTTCCGGCGCCGCCTTGCTCCACTGGAACAAGGCTGGAGCCTTGGCGATTAGGTCAAGCTGCGATTTGGACACGCCTTCGCCGCCGTGATAGGCCTCATTGCTGAGGTCGCGGTAGTAGCCAGGTTGCATAGGAAAACCTCGCGCCAGGCCGGCGCCGTCAGTTGGAATAGGGAATCGCCAGGTCACCCAGGCACGGAGGTACGCTCCAGGCCCTGGCTGCGGTGGATGGTTGCGCGCTCTCGCCGCTTACGCTCCCGAAGGGGTACGGTTATCTCCGAAGAGCCCGCCGTGCGCCGGGTGCGTGTGATTCAGGAAGTGATGGAGCCAGCCCGGGCGCTCGCAAGCATCCAGGCGGTGCAGATGAAAAGGGTGGTGAAGCTGCCGCGCCAGAATGCCCAGCGGCGGGCTTGCTGGCGGGTCACGGCCGGACCCTCACAGCGATGCGCCGGCCTTTCATCGTGGCACTCAGCTGGCACTTGAGGCTGGCCACGGGCAATTCGCGAGGAAGGCCGATCACTTCGTTGAAGGGAATCCCGAATCTGATGATGGCCAGGCTGCGCTCGATCTGCTCAAGCTGTTCGTCAATCAGCGATTTGACCGGTGCAGTGCTCATGAGAACCTCCGGGCTTGCTGCTCCCACTGCTGGTGATCGTGGGCGATCATGCGGTCACGGCGCTGAATGAAGTGGTTGCGCAGCGGGAGGTCAATGGCTCCGGTCAGGTGCGCCAAGTCGATGGCAATCTCGATCTCACCCTCAAGCCGAGCACGGCCGCTCAGCGAATCAGAACCCTTAGCCATGGCCTCAAGGCGAGATTCGATCATGCCGATCACATCGTTACGCGTTGAATTGTTCATGTGATTCTCCGAGCGGCGCCTGAGCCGCAAAGTGCTTCCATCTTTCCAAGCGCCGATGCGATTGCTCGACGGCTGCTGGCTTTCTGTTGTTCATCACGGGCTCGCAGGTTTTCCAGCCAGGCCCGGTTGTCTTCTGCGGCTTCTGCAGGTGTCACGTGTCCAGCCCAGTGCACCTGCTCGTCAGCGGAGAGTCGACGATCCAAGGCGCGGGCCTGGGCGCTATCGGCGTACAGATCGGCGTGGTCGGCCATGGTCGCCTCCAGTTATCCGATTTCGTGTTCAGCAGCCCACCAGCCACACTGCCAGTCGCTGGACTTGCTGTGATTCATTGGCTCGCCGTCTTGGCGGGCGTCGTAGCCTTTCTGGTATTCCTTGCTGTGCTCGGCCATGGTCGCCTCCAGTTACGGTTGGGATGCTCGATAGCGCCGCATGAGGCCTTTGGTCAGGCGCTGCATGATTCGCGGGTATCGGTCGGGGTGGTGAAGGCGGCAGTAGAGGTGCTCTCTGCCATAGCCTTCGTGATCGCAGTAGTCGCAATCACAGTGCTTGTTGAGCAGCGCCCGCGCTTCTGCTGCGCATGCGGCGCGCAGCGTGAACCAGCGACGACCGCCGCCACGGAAGACGGCAGCAGTCTCGACTGTGACGGCCATAGTCGCCTCCAGGTGGTGGGTTACTCGGTGGGTGGGGAAGGGAGGGGCTGCCAGTGGGTGGGCTTCCAGCTTGAAGCCCAACTGCTTTGCGGCTCTTCCCACGAGAAGTACGGCGGATATCCGTGTGCGTGCGCAATCGAGCCTTTGCCATGCTCGCGATAAAGCGACTCGCGAGCACCGTATCGTTCGTTCCAAGCAAGAACCCTGGTCCCAACCTCCGGCAGCCTGTCGCTGCACTTGATCCAGGCGCTCATGGCTTCACCCGGGCGGCGAGCATGGCGTCGGCCAGCTTGTAGGCCGTGCTGGCGGTTTCGTTCTCGCAACCACCCACGCCCAGCAGGCATGGAGCTCCTGCGGTTGATATGAGTCCCTGCAGCGCCTTGGCCGCGAAGTAATCGCGGATGGTCAGGCCAAAGCAGGTTCCGTGACCGCCGTAGTCGCTGGCCTGGACTGGAAACGCTGGCTGCTTGCCCTGCGCGGTAGGCTGGCACTCGTAGCAAATGCCGCCGACCTGCTCGGATTCTTCGATGTAGCTTGCGCAGCGCAGGCATCGGCCTACGCCAGATGGTTCTGGTGGCTGGTACATGGATTGTCCTCTGGACCGCATTGGCCAGGAGCCAGGCGCGGGTGACCAAACCCACCGTGAAAGGTGGCCTGGCGCCTGCCAATGCGGTCGTATGTGAAGGGAAGTGGATGTGGGATGCATCGGGGTGCAAGCTCAGCGGAATCGAACCGCTATCTGCGTCGGACTTTCTCGGCCTGGTGATCAGGCAGACCACGGTCAGGTAGGCGCGGGCAGCTACTCCCTCGACTTCTGACCCCGCGCACAGATGCCTCCTGCGAACTTGCACTCCGGTGCAGCCTGCGATGGGGAGCAGGGCATCGGGCAGTTAACGTCAGTGCTGACGGGGCGTTGGTTGTCTAAGGAAGCGGTTTCGCAAGAGCCAAGCGATCGAAGTACTGGGCTCGATATTTGTCCCACTGCGCACGAATGGTCGGGCGATCCGCGTAACCCTTCGAAAGGCCGAACAGCTCGCGCTGCTCTTGAATCCAGCCTTGAATATTCACGCAGACGCCGCGAGCGCGACGGGAGCGGAACTGCTCTGTGGTTTCGCCTGGCTTGCGGAACTGGTTTATGTTGCGCATCTCGTTGCCCTCCAGGGCGGTTGATTTCCCGGATGCCACTCTCTGAATGGCACCTGGTGAAATCCCGGCCTCGCTACTGGCGACAGGCCGGGGTATTGCGTCAGTGGTGGTCGTTCGAGCTCAGCCGCCGACGGCCCTGCTCTCAGTTCGGTTGGCCTTGAGCTTCCCTATCACCTCGCGTCGATCGGCCTCGGCGGGGTGGTCGTTGGGTAAGGTGTTCGCTACACGACTGCCGACTGCAGCTCTGTGGCCCGTTGGGTGGGGCAGTCCGTCGTGGGTTGCCGGTCCGCGTTCCGGCTGGTCTATCTACTTCATGGGCAGGTTCCTCCTCTTGGTTAATCGCTGCTCGCGCTGTGCCAGGTACCGACGCCCGTTCTAAGGGCATCCCGGCAGGGAGCGTTTGCAGCGCAACCCTCCATCCGCTTTCCGTGGCCCGGCCAATGTTCCTGCCGTGCTGACGTTCCGCCTGATATCGAGCTGGCCAGTTCCAGAGCTGGCATGGGGATCGAATTTGTTGCTCGCGCTGTGCCGTTGCCGGGATCGATCCGCGAGGTTCCCATCAATGTGAAAGAGCGGCGGGTCTTTTGAGGCCCTGACCAACTTCGCTTGTGTTTCCCTATGCAAGTCGGCTTGCATTTATAAAAGCATGCTTGCACTTCGAATGCAAGCAAGCTTGTGAAAAATTTATATACTGTACAAATATCCAGTAACAATAAATGAGATGGGCATGACAGGGAAATCGAAGAAATCGGCAAAACCAGAGGTTCGCCAAATGACAGGCGCAGAGCGGCTTGGACTGCGGATATCAGCGATGATCAATTCGCCAAGGGCGCAAGAGCGGTGCTCTGCATTGGTTCACCGACTGGACACCGACACGGATGAGGCTTGGCATGAGGTAATGGAGGCGCTTGGCGAAACAGACGGGGTTTGTCTGACATTCCAGGATGACGGGGATGTATTGATTGAGTGGGAGAAGCCGACTGACGAGGACCTAGTATTGGAAGAGGCGGAGGTTGATCTGGTCGAAGAAGAGGCGCCTTTCTGACGAGCACAAAAAAGCCCGCGCTATGCGGGCCTATATGAGCCTTGAGGAAGGTTACTTTGAGAACTTCACCTCAGTCGCCAAGGCCTGCTTGGCAGCCTGGTAGTCCGCCTTCGCTCGGTGATCAGGCATACGGTAGGGGCTCATCGAGGATAGGTATGCGGACCATTTAGCGTACAGGTCCTTGCTCAGCTCAAGTTGCTTGGCAGGCACCTTGGCGCTTTTCAGTCTGGCCACGGCCTCATTGCCCTGGGCGTGTGCGAACTTAACGCACTCCATGAAGGAGCCGGTGTACTCAGCCTGCAGGTCTCTTAAGCCGTATCGGACGGCATCCCGCCCAAGCATTGCCTCCAGGTCGCACTGAAACGCAGGCATGTCGAGCTGGCTGGCGAAGTTGGTGGCCTCGGGCGAATCCTTGTCGTAGGTGTACGGTCGCGGCTTGAAGACGTGCGGCTCCTTCTTGGTTGGAGCTGTGGCGTATCCAGAGGATGGCGACTGAACAGGTGCGCAGCCGGCTAGAACGGAGGCAGAAACCAGAAAGGCGGCTAGGGTGATGCGCATGACTCTCTCCTTGAGGAAAGCAGCCATCCTACCACTCTGGCAATGAGCCATCACGCAGGCGTGAAAAAGCCCGCCGAGGCGGGCTGATGCCGACCGCAAGAGACGGAGATCCCGGCGCTTGGCAACGTCAGTGTAACTTGATAAACGGACTTGTGTCGCTGGCATGGTTGAACATCCCTATCTCCACCACGGCTGCTTCGACTGCGTCCAAAGCCTGGGCGATTTGCTGCAAAGACTGCTCAGGGTATCGTTGAGCCGTAGGGGTGATCCCTCTCATATTCGTGGCCAGAGCCAGCTGCGCGTCAGCTAGTCGGGAGAGCAACGACAGGGTGAGTTTGTCGGTGACCATGGCTGGATCCTCCAAAGATCACGACAGGATAGCAGGCAACAAAAAGCCCGCCGAGGCGGGCTTCCTATCCTGCCCGCGGAGCAGGATCCTCACTTGTTACCCTGGGCGTTCGTAGGAACAGCCTTCGCCTGGCTATCTAAGGCTTCCTGAAGCTTTCGCTGCTGCTCTTGCACTTGCCTGAGGATTTCCTGGGTGTCCTTAGTTTGCTGTGCGATTTGGGACTGCGCGGTTGCCATGTCCTTGCCCACACCGAAGCCCGAGATGGTGCTCGAGACGAGCGCTGAGTTGCTGCTCTGTACCCCAAAATAGATGGCTATCGCACTACCGATAATGGCTGTGACGATTGCGAGCGAAGAGTTCCTAACAGACGCCTTAACGTCCTTCAGATGGCTAAGGTCTCGTTCAACGGCTTTGAGATCACCGCCGAGGTTGGACATCTCAAGACGAATTTCGCCCATGGCGTCCTTTACGGTCTGCTCAAAGCTCTTGAGTCTGGCGTCAACGCGCAAGTCCTGATTCTCCAGGTGCGCTTTGAGTTCTTCACGATCCACGTCACTCTGCTCCGGAATTGGTTGCTCTGCTGCAATCGCTGGCTTGGCTACGATAGGGCGCATGTCCTCGAATCTGATATTCGAGTATAGGCCTAGCTCTGGCATGACCGCCTTGATCTCGCCGGATGCCGGAGAGGCTATCACAAACCCTGCATGCAGCAGTGCATTGCTCTGGGGCGCATAATGTCGATTGGGTATAGACGATGCTGCTTCAATCGGTTGAATGCTCATCAGGAAAATTGCCCTACTTTCCCTTCATGCTCTCGGCTTGAGCGATACCCTGTTGCAGGGCGACCACCAGACCCTGAGCAGATTCTAGGGTCATGGTGAAATTGGCAAAAACCTTGCGAGTCATCACCAGCGATTCTGGCAGCGTCTGCGTCTGCAGAGTTCCTGGCGCTATTTCCACCAAGGTCTCCTCGGTGATGTTGATCTCGTTACGACCGACTATCAGAATAATCCGTTGCGATCCTGGCTGATCACCACCGGTTCCGGCCACGTTGAACTGATCAACCATCTCCGATATGAAATTCTCGGCTGGAACGTGTAGCAGTTTTGCACCGTTAGTTAGCATTTATTTACTCCCCTAATTTTCGCAGTTGCGTGATTTTCCACATGAGTAGCCCTACAAACTGATACTAAATGTGCATTCCACACCAGCAGCATCCAGTCCTGCGATTACGCTTGCTCTCTGAGGATAAGTCCCGCCTTAACCTCATCCCCATACCCCACCAACCGATCCTCCCCAGCCCGGCGGATCCTCACTCTGGCACCTCGCAAGGTGTCTTTACCCGGACAATTAGCCCCAGGTGGGTTTCCTCTGCATATCCGGCAAGCCGTTCCTCGGCGTCCTGAAAGGACCGGCACATCCTCAGTACGGCTTGAGCATCTGGGTCATTCCCGGACAGGCTGATGCGCTCAGCAATCCGTTTCAGCTCGACGGCTGACCACTTGAGGTCAGATGCAAGGCCTTGAAGGTCGCGGCGGAGTTCTTGGTTGGGCTTGGTTAGGGGCATGGCTAGGCCTTCCTGGCGTTCCAGATCAAAAGAACCTTGGCATGAATGGTTACATCGTCAATGGGGACCACTCGATCCTTGTGCTTTTCGTGATCAGAGATCATGTCGAAGTGCTCTGCGTCATGAATTTGTAGGCGCTTGATGTACAGCATTTCTTGCCACGTTATGACGTAGATTCCGTCACCAACAAATTCATTGACTCCACGATCAACGATAACCGGATCCTTGTCGTTGATCGTCCCCTCCATGGACTGGCCCCAACCGGTAATCATCGCCAGCGAATGAGGAGAGGTGTACGTCACGCCTTTTTCGCGGAGCACATCCTCGCGAATGATCAGGTTGCGGATCACCTCGTTGTAGTCACTTGGCACCTGGCCATGACCCATTGAGGCGCGCACGTCGTATTGACGGATCACGATTTCTTCTGGTTTTGCCTTCAATCCCGAGAAGTCGGCCTGAATCACTTTCCCCTGAGCCTCGCCTGCCGCCGTCAGCGCTGCCGCAGCGATCTTTTCCTGTGCTTCCGCGTCAAGGCTTTTCCCTGCGTGCTTGCGGATCATCTCCATGACCTTTTCAGCGGCGCCGCTGTTTACTTGGGATTTCCCATGTATAGACGCATCACCTCTTCGCGGTGGCTCGCCTTTGCCAGAAAGCAGCCAATCGACGGTCGTGTCGTACTTGTCCGCGAGCTGCACCAGGTTCTCGTTCTTGATGTTGCCTGTATCTCCGGCAAACCACTGGCGTACAGCCTCATAACTGATGCCGCAGGAGGTAGCGATATCACGCTTAAGCCCACGAGCACCTACCGCAGGCTTTCGTGTCAGGACGAGTTTTGAGATTCGGTCAGTGATTTTCATGCGAGCAATCTACAAGGAAGCTTGACAAGCATGCTTGCCTTGGAATCACAAGCATGCTTGAATATCGGGTAAGTAAAGGAGGTCGCCATGACCAAGACACAAGCAATCCAGCATTTCGGCTCCGTTTCGGCGCTGGCGAAAGCCCTCAGCGTCACCTACGAGGCTGTGCGCCAGTGGGATGGAGTGCCTGAGCTTCGCCAGTACCAAATCGAGCGGATCACCCAGGGAGCGCTTAAGGCTGAGCAAAAAACTCAAGCCGCTTAGTCATGCCGCTCCGATCCACACAAACGCCTTCAGAAACTTCAATAGCCGCAAGGAGCAGTGCCCGCATGTACGCCAACCCCAAGCACCTGCACGACCGTGAGATCAAGGTCCGGGTCGATGAGGACACGTTCGAACTGATTCAGGCGCTGGCCAAGTTTCACCGCACCCAGCGCGCTGTGCTCTGCCGTGAGCTGCTCGAAGCTCAATTGGCCGCCCTGGCTTCGGAGAATACCGGCGATCAGAACGTGGCCTGAAGGCCCGTAGGAGGCCCCATGCCGATTGAAGAAATCGGATTGGACCAGGGGCAGATGGAGCAGCTGGAGAAAGAGGCGATGAGAAGGGGCGTAAGCCCTGAGGCGCTGGCAGCTGAGCTGATCCGTCGAGAACTGGCCAACCGAACCAAGCCTCGCAACCCGCGAGGAGTCGTGACCCCGTTTCATCGAAAGGCCTGAACAGGCCCTGATAAGCCCGAATTGCGGGCACAAAAAAGCCGGGATAGCGGCCCGGCTCTCTGCAACACAAAACTCTGAATGGAATTATGCATATGCAGACCCAAAGTGTACAGGCCCTCATCCGGCCCGCGCCACAAAATGAGAACCACGATTTCGTGGCGCGGACCATGACTTCGCGCGAGATCGCCGAGCTTGTGGAGGCTCGCCACAACGATGTGGTCGCCACCATCGAGCGGCTCTTCGCCAAAAACCTTTTACGATCAAGTCGTAAAAGCCGCCGCGAGGCTACTGGCGGCCGTCCAGTCGATGTCTACGACCTGATTGAGCGTGACACCCACCTGGTTGTGGCTGGCTACAGCGACGAACACCGGGCCAAGGTCATCGACCGGTGGCAGGAATTGGAAGGCCAGGTAGCCGTAGCGCTGCCCGACTTCACCAATCCGGCCGCTGCCGCGCGAGCCTGGGCCGACCAGGTCGAGCAGAAGCAGGCTGCCGAACAAGCGCGCTTGCTGCTGACCGTCGAAGTCCAGGACCAGGCCAAGAAGATCGACCACCTGGAGAGCCTGTTCAAGGAAGGCATGAGCCACGTCCAGTTCTGCAAGGGCCTCAATGGGGTCAACGTGATGCAGGTTGGCCATTTCCTTGAGCGTCGTAACTGGCTTTACAACGAGAGCAAGTCCGGTACCCGCTACCGCGTGGCCTCCTACGCCCGCGACAAGTACATGACCGAGCACCAGCAGGAGATCACTCCGCACGGCAAAGAGGCGTTCATCAGCTACACGCCCATCCTTCTGCGCAAGGGCGCCGTGCGCCTGTACGAGCTGTACCTGGCGGGCGAGCTGCCCATGAAGAAGAACTGGGACGGCCTGCACACCCACGACAAGGCCGTGCGGGGTGCAGCATGAGCGAAATAACCCGAGGCGTCATCGGCATGCCGCTAGACCTGGCCATGGCCAGCAGCCTCAGCCGGGCGCAATTCCATGCCAGGGCGCAGGCGCTGCTCGTGGACTTCGACCAGCTCAAGGCCGAGAACGAGTGGCTGCAGAAGGCGCGCATTCCGGCTGGTTTCTACCGAGAGCTTCTGGCTCTGCGCGAGCTTCGCGACAAGGCCAAGGCCTACGTCGAAGGTTATTTACAGGACGAGATCGAGGATGTCGACGCTTGCGTTTCCGAGGCTCATCACGAAGCCGCCTTGGAGCTGAGCGGTCGGCTGAAGGATGCCTTCGAGTCGTACTGGGATGCCGCAATGAACACCAAGGAGGCCCAATGATGGCCCGTTCAAGAAACATCAAGCCAGGGTTCTTCTCGAATGAGCACCTGGCAGAGCTGGACTTTGCCACTCGCCTCCTGTTTATCGGCCTCTGGACCGAAGCTGACAGGGAAGGGCGCCTGGAAGATCGCCCGCGCCGCCTGAAAATGGCCCTGTTCCCGGCTGACAATGTCGACATCGATCGCATGCTCGATGACCTGGATCATTTGGGGTTCATCAAGCGCTACACCGTGGGCGATGTGAAGGCCATTCAGGTAATCAACTGGTCGAAGCACCAGAACCCACACGTCAAGGAAGCCAAGAGCACCATCCCTGAAATGCCCGTAGTAGAGGCCCGCCGGGGAAAGCATGAGGAAAGCACCGTGCAAGCACCAGACTCGCACAGTTCTTTCCCGGCTGATTCCCTCTCTCTTGATTCCGGATTCCTGATTCCTGATTCCCTCAACCCGTCGCCCGCGCCGGTGGATTCCGCCGAGCTGTTCGCGCGGTTCTGGAAGCTGTATCCGCGCAAGGTCGGGAAGGACAAAGCCGAGAAGGCATGGGCAAAGCTCAAGCTGACCGCCGACCTGTTCGAAACCATCGTCACCGCCTTGGCCAGGCATCGCCAGTTGCCAGGCTGGATCAAGGACAACGGCCAGTTCATCCCGCACGCGGCCACCTGGCTCAACGGGAAACGCTGGGAGGATGAGGTCGAGCTTCCTGCTGACAACGTGCACCACCTGCCCACCAGCCGTCACCACGGCTTTGCTGAGCGCGACTACACGGCAGGCCTGAAGAAGCGGGAGGACGGCAGCTATGCGCTCTGAGAAAGTCACCCCGATCAACCAGTCATCCCTTGTTGATCGCATCCAGCCAGCCGAGTGCGAGAAGCACGGCGCCTTCGAGCAGAAGGTCACCATGCTGCTGGGCAAGGCACTGCGAAGCCACTGCCCTGAGTGCGCCCGAATCGCCAAGGAGGAGCGCGAAGCCCGCGCAGAGGCCGAGCAGGCCCTGAACGTGCGCCTGGCGATCTCCCGCAAGCTGGGCGACTCGCTGATCCCGAAGCGGTTCGCTGATCGCTCGCTGGCGAACTACAAGGCCGAGCACAAGGGCCAGGCTGAGGCCCTGCGCTTCTGCCGCTACTATGTGAAGACCTTCGACCAGATCGCCGAGAACGGGCGCTGCATGGTGCTGCTGGGCAAGCCTGGCACCGGCAAGACCCACCTGGGCGCGGGCATGGCCAACGACCTGATGCGCACCACCTCGCATTCGGCCGTGTACCGCACGGTAGGTTCGATCCTGCAGGCCATCCGCGCCACCTACGACCGCTCCAGCGAGGCGACCGAGGCGAGCATTCTGGCCAGCCTGATCGAGCCGTCACTGTTGGTGCTGGACGAGGTGGGTGTGAGCAAGGAGCAGCCGAGCGACTTCGAGCTGACGACCCTGTTCGCGATCATCAACGGCCGGTACGAGCAGGTGAAGCCCACGGTGGTGATCTCGAACCTTGGCCCCGAGCAGCTGCCGGTGGCCATGGGCGAGCGCTGCGTGGACCGGTTGCGCGAGGGCGGAATGATCGTCGTGCCGTTCGAGTGGGAATCGCACCGTGGCAAGGAGGCTATCTGATGCGCGCTCTCAAGGAGTTCATCTGGGCGGCGGCCATGGTCTCGGCTCTTCTGGCTGGCTACTGGTTCGCAACGGATATGGGCCGAACCTTTGCCCTGGTCTGCGTGCGGATCGTTGGCGAGCAGCGCGGACTGGAAGCGGCGCTGGAGGAGTGCAAATGACCCCTGCACAAGAAATCACAGTCGCCCAGCTCAAGAGCCAGGGCTTCGCCCAGGTCGTGGAAGGCCGGGAGATCGTCCGCATGACCAAGGGTGCTGACCGCCGCGTCGTGATGGCTGATGGCAGCCAGAAGCGCGGGTATCACGTTGAGTTTGAGCGCGCCGGGCAGCCGGCCGGGGAGGGGGTGTGATGCGCACCTATCTGAAAGCGGTGCTGATGATCGTCCTGGCTCCGTCGGTGATCGTTCTGGGTTCCGTAATGGCCTATCTGTGGTGCGAGTTCGCCATATCGCTGGACCTGCCAAAGCCTGTGCGCTTCGGGATCTACATCACGCCAGTGGTGCTGCTTGCGGCGATCCCGGTCACCTGGGTGCTGAACCGGATTGAGGGGCGCAAGTGATGACCATGACAGATCGAGAAATGCTGGAACTGGCCGCAAAGGCTGCTGGCTACGTTGTGCGCTGGTATGACGACAGCCTGGCTTACGGTCCGACCTTCGGGATTGAGGTGGAGCCCGGCAACCCATCCGGGTTCGAGCCTTGGAGCCCTCTTGAAAACGACGGCGATGCGCTGCGCCTCGCTGCGGATCTCTGCATAAGCATCGAATGGTTCCCTGGGCAGAAGTTTGTTCAGGCCTGCCGGTTCGGGATTGGCGAGATTATCGGATGGGTTGATGAGCGTGGAAGGTCTGGATCGCTTCGGCGAGCAATCACTGTAGCCGCCGCAAAGATCGGCAAAGCCATGCAGGAGAAGCACTGATGGGCACCAACAAGATGCGCGAGCAGTTCGAGCAGTGGGAGTGTGATGCTCCCCAGGGCCCGCAGACCGACCCAATGTGGCTCATTTACGACGCGGGGTCGAACACCTACGGTCTCGACAAAATCCAGGATCGGTGGGAGGTGTGGCAGGCCTCCCGCGAAACAGTTGTGGTTGAGCTGCCAAAGCCTCACTACGAGTTTGAAGGAGATGAAGCGCCAGAAATGTTCGCTTCGCAGGTTGTCGCCGCAATCAAGGCTCAAGGCCTGAAGGTGGCGCCATGAGCTACCTGATCTCTCATCAAACCCAGCCGACGCACAACACCTGTTTCTCGACCTGCCTGGCGATGATCAAAGCCGAGCCAGCTGGCGTAGTGGTTGCTCAGCTGCACGAGCGCTACTTCGCCGGGGATATGAGCACCCGTGAGGCGCTGGAACAGCAGGCGATTCCATTCGAGTCCTTCGACACTGCTGACTTGCCCGCGTTTGACCGCGATGGCGCTTACTTGGTCGGCGTGCCTTCACTGAACTGGGAGGGTGGCATGCACCAGATCATCGTCGAATGCCTCGACGGAATGATGGTTGTGCACGACCCGGCCATGGGGCGGCCTGGCTGCAAGTACTACGTGGCAGCTGTTCGAGAGGGGGCAGTCAGTGAGGTAAAGCTGAACGGCTTCGTCATTGACGCATTTGTTGACCGCGCATACCTGCTGGAGCGTTACGCATTCAAGCTGGGCAAGGGAGAGGCGGCATGACAGAGAAGATCAGCGTCAACAGCCAGGCCAAGCTGTCCGAGGCCGTGACCATGCTCACCCGCATGTTCCGGGACAAGAAGTTCGTCGTGGTCACCATGCGCCCGGGCAAGGACCGCACTCTGGATCAAAACGCGCTGTGGTTCGCCATGTACGACCGTATCGCCAAAAGCACAGAGATGGGCGACATCGAGGATGTTCGCCGGCACTGCAAGCTGCACTTCGGCGTGCCGATCATGCGGGCCGGCTGCGATGAGTTCCGCTCCGGTTGGGCGGAGTCGTTCATCCACCTGCCGTATGAGGTGAAGCTGCGACTGATGGGGCCGTGCGCCATGTTCGGGCCGGATGGCTTCCCTGTGACCCGGCTGTTCGATCGGGCCCAGGGCTGCCAGTACACGGACCGTATCGTGGCCGAGTTCGCCCCGCAGGGTGTGGTGTTCAGTGATCTGCTGAGCGAGGAGGCGGCATGAGCGACGGACTTGGAATCACAACGCAAACCACAGTGTTCCTCTCGGCCGAGAAGGTCGTGAAAGAGATGGACGCCGAGGATATTGGCTCCTTCTGTTCCGCAGTGGCTCAGCGACTGGATCAAGAGTACGCCGGGCGTGCCGGTGCCGCGGCGGACTTTGCCAGCGGGCTTAGTGAGATGGGCTGCCGGTTCCTGGCCGAGGTAGTCACGAGCTTCTACCAGCGGCAGAAGCGGGAGGATCGCTGATGACTGAGATCAAGGAGATCAAGCCGAAAAAGTGCAAGGCGCCAGGTTGCGGCAAGTACTTCAAACCGTCCATGACCACGCAGAAGGTATGCAGCATCGCCTGCGCCAAGGCCATGGCCAAGGACCCGAAGCTGCAGAAGATCGCGGCGAAGGCCATCACCAGGCAGGCCCGTCAGGACCTGCAGGAGCGCCGGGAGAAGCTGAAGACCCGCCGCGAGCACATGGCCGAGGCGCAGGTCGCGTTCAACGCATACATCCGCGAGCGTGACGCCGGCCTGCCGTGCATCAGCTGCGACTCGCTGCCAAGCGACCACGACCTCATCACTGGCAGTCGCTGGGACGCCGGACATTACCGGTCGGTTGGCGCCTGCCCGGAGCTGCGCTTCGAGCCGCTGAACGTCCACCGCCAGTGCGTTAAGTGCAACCGGAACCTGTCGGGGAACGCGGTCGAGTACCGCATCCGACTGGTGAAGCGCATCGGTGCCGAAGCAGTGGAGTTCCTCGAAGGGCCTCATAAGCCCCAGCGCCTGACCATCGAAGACCTGCAGGCCATCAAGGCCCTGTACAGGCAGAAGCTCAAAGACCTGAGGAGGGCGGCAGCATGACACCAGCACGGGGATTCCTGATTTTGGCCACCCTCATGGTGGTGGGTGGTGTGGCGTTGTCCTGGGCTGGGGCGGTGCGCCGCAAGCGGTACTACGAAGAATTCATTTTGAGCAAGGCCAAGCGGGCAGGGGGCAAGCAATGAAGTATCAGAGCGTTTTGGCAGCGGTAGTGCGTGCCCTCGCGGCAGAGACCATGAGCGGCGTTGGCGGCGGCGACTTCGAGCCGAAGGTCCAGGCCTCGAAGCTGAAGGGGGAGATCACCGGAAAGGATGCGGCGATGCTGGTGGACTGCTGGGTACACGCCCGCCTGCACAGCAAGCTGATCCCACGGCACTGGAATGCGCTGACGGCCAGGTTCTCGACCCACAAGGCCAAGAAGGTGGATGCGATCGGCAAGCTGGTACCGCTGATTGCGACCCAGGCGCCGAACCTGTTCCGGTACAAGGCGGTCACCGCCTGGGCCATTCCGCCGGTGAAGGGCGCGCAAGCCCAGTCGGGGCATGAGGTGGCCAGCCGGGCAGCGCGCGAGCGCGCAGAGTTCGATTCGCTCACCGCTGGCGTGGGCAAGCACCTCGCTGGCGGTGTAATGCCGGAGGACGCCGGCCAGGCTCGCCGCGAGCAGTACGTGAAGCGCTCCACAGACATGATCGTTCTGCCTGCCGAGTTCTACGACATCAACACCTGGGACGGGCAGGGCCTGAACCGGACCACGTACTGGCGCTGGAAGAAGGGAATCGAGAAGGTGCTGGACGATATGGTGGCAGAGGCTCTGGTCGCGTCTGGCAAGATACTTCAGGAAGAAGGCGTTTTGATGGCAGATGCCGCTTGACATCCGTGCAACGGTGCAACAAAATTCTTGCATCCTGTCATTCCTGCGCGTGTTGAGGAGTGACGAAAAGAAACCCGGCCAAAGAGCCGGGTTTTTTATTGCCCGAAGAGGGCCTCAAGAGTCCCGGCCAAGCGCCGGGTTTTTTGTTCCAGCAAGAAACGCAACTGCAGCCAGGGCAGGCCCTAACGGGACAGCCTGGACACTGCTAGCCGGTAGTGTGGTGTACGGAAAAACACCGGCAGCCCGCGCACCCATCCCTCACTGTGCTGTGGGTGGCGCGTGACCGGATCGGCGAGACTGGTGCATTGGGGTGCCAGCGCTGCGATGGTCTTCGGCGGGCGGCGTGGGAAGACACGCAAATCATTCTAGGGCCCAGGCATGGGCCTGGGCTTTGTTGTCTTCGGAGATCAGCATGAAAAGCTTGTACCGCCAAGCCGTTGAATCGGTTATCGCCCAAGAGGCCAAGCTGGCTGAGGTGGCTAAGCTCCACTCTGAAGCTGCTGCACGCGAGAAGCAGCTTGCAGATGCGCTTCGGCTCAATCAGGAAACGCTGGCTCGATATGAAGGCCGGGTTTCTGAGATTGAGTCGCAGATGGCTACAGGCCACCTCACAAAATCAGAAGCCTAGGTATTTATCCAGCAGGCCAGGGTACTCTAGCGGCCCCTTCACCGCTTTCACCCTATTGCTTACATCTATCACCACCATCTTGTCTTTGTTGGCATTGAACTCGCTGCCGTAGTACAGAGATGAGCACAGATCATCTGCTGTTGTGTCCAGTTGGACGCAGTAGAAGGATGTGGTCTCGTCCCAGTGCCTGTACTCAGTTAGCTCGTTTATTTTCTTCACGAATGAGTCATATCGAGCCTTTCGGGTTTCGTCGGACTTGAACTCAAAGGTGATGATGAAATTTGACATGGTTCCATCCTGTGTCGCGGTTGTAGGGATTGCGACGATAGCACGGAGCCATCTTTTTCTTCTCCTCGCGCTTGCCCGGTCCCTCAATAGGGGCTCACCGGGCCTTTTCTTCTAGGAACCACTCATGGCCGAACCAGCAAGCACGACTGCCGGCGTCCTGCTGGTGAAGTACGGCGTGATCATTGGCGGCTTCGCGGGGGCGATCCTCTCGCTGACCTTCCTGCGCGGCCTCACCCGGGGCCAGGCGGTCGCCGCCTTCTTCACCGGCTTCGCATCGGCAGTCTTCTGCACCCCGCTCGCCATCAGCTACTTCAGCCTTGGCACAAGCGGAGAAACCCAATACGGCGTGGCCTTTCTGATAGGCCTTCTGGCAATGAACATCATCCCGGTGCTGAAGTCGCTCTTGGGTCAGTTCGGAGCCAAGGGAGCTACCTGATGAGCTCGACCCTGATTTCAGTCCTGATCGGCGCCAATGCCTTCCTGAGCGTGCTGGTGGTGATCGCCGCGTGCGACTACCTGCGCCGGATCAGGCCAATGGATGCGCCACTGCTGGCCGTCGCGTTCTACCTGGTGGCCATCGGCGCGTTCGGCGCCTTTGTTTTGGCCATGAACGGCCATGTGCCCACCCTGTATGGCGTGATCCTCAAGCTGGGGATCGTCCTGTATGCGGTCGCCCGGCGCGGCCATGTGTTCCAGCCGGGGTAGGGCGCCACAAATTCGAGATGCGCCGGTTCGTGGCGCGAGGACAGGCAAATGGCATCGGTAACCGTGCGCATCGCTTGCCGCCATAAGTGGTGGCTCAAGTACTACCTGGCCGGCGTCCTCGTCATGGCCAGGCTGACTGGCCGAGAGCCATGCCCTGAGCGTTTCAGCTACTGGGTGGGGCGCGGCATCGAGATCGAGGTTCACCCTGAATGACCACCATCGCCTACAAGGACGGCGTAATCGCCTACGACTCCCGAGTCACCCGAGGCGACCTCATCACCGACGATGATTGCGACAAGTGCATTGAGCGCGATGGCGTGAAGTTCTTCCTGACAGGCGCCGTCTGTGACTATGACGCTCTGGTGGGGGCCTATTTCGGCACATCCCCATCGGGGAAGGTCGACGCTTCTGCAATCGTCCTTCACGACGGCAATCTGATGATGGTTGCCGTAGACGACGATACCGGCCTGTGGAAGTCGCCACTCAAGGCAGACCGGCCGTACGCCATTGGCAGCGGAACGCCATACGCATTCGCTGCGATGGACATGGGCGCATCTGCCGAGAAGGCCGTCGAGATGGCGGCAAGGCGCGATACAAGCACTGGTGGCAAGGTCCGCACGCTTCGTATCGACCGAGATCAATAAGGATTCGACATGAGTACCAAGCAACCCGACTGGGAGGCGATCGAACGAGCCTACCGGGCCGGCGTGCTTTCCGTGCGAGAGATCGCAGCCGCCCACGAGGTTTCCCATACCGCCATCAACAAGCGCGCCAAGCGCGATGGCTGGGACCGAGACCTGAAGGCGAAGATCAAGGCCAAGGCCGATGCACTGGTTTCCAGGCGAGAGGTTTCCACAGAGGTTTCCAGCAAACAGGCGGAAACCGAAAGGGAGATCATCGAGCTCAATGCTGAGGTCATCGCCAACATCAGGATGGCGCACCGGGGTGATATTTCCCGGAGCCGCCGGCTGACAAACAAGCTGCTGGATGAGCTGGAATCGCTGACGGATGAGCAGGGCACCATCAAGGAACTGATCGATCAGCTGAAGGATGGCGACCACGAAGACGGCGAGGCGATGGCCGATGTGCTTGCTCTGGCCAAGAAGATGAGCGCGCTGCCTGCCCGGACCAAGACCATGAAGGAATTGGCCGAGACGCTGAAGACGCTTGTTGCCCTGGAGCGCCAGGCTTATGACCTCGACGTCAAACAGGGTGGTAGCGAGGAAGACACTCTATCCAAGCTGATGGATGAACTATCGAAGGACGCCTGACCATGAAGCCCGAGCACCTGAAACTGCTCCGGGACCGGTTCTGGCGGCTGAACAACCTGTATTTCATCACGGACAAGCAGGGCAAGAAGGTCCGCTTCCGCATGACGCAGGAGCAGATCGATTACTTCCAGGGGATGCACACCCGTAACATCATCCTCAAGGCCAGGCAGCTGGGCTTCACGACCCTGGTCTGCATCGTCCAGCTGGATGCCGCGCTGTTTGAGGCTGCCAAGTGCGCCCTGATCGCCCACACACTGAACGACGCCAAGCGGCTATTCCGAGAGAAGGTCAAGTATGCGTATGACAACCTTCCCAAGGAGATACGCGCTGCTAACCCTGCTCGCAACGATGCTGCTGGCGAGCTTGTGTTCAGCAAAGGCGGATCGCTCTACGTGTCCACATCCTTTCGGGGCGGGACTCTACGGTATCTGCACGTATCCGAGTTCGGGAAGATCTGTGCCAAGTTTCCGCACAAAGCCCGAGAGATCGTCACCGGCGCCTTTGAGGCTGTCGCCGCAGAGTGTTTCGTTACGATCGAGTCGACGGCGGAGGGGCGGGCTGGCTATTTCTTCGATTACTCGCAGAGCGCAGAGAAGCAGCAGCTGGCTGGTGTGCCCCTGGGCCTGCTGGACTGGAAGTTCTTCTTCTTCAGCTGGTGGCGGAACCCGCTCTACTGGCTTGACCCGACCGACGTCCTGATCTCGGACCGCTTGACCAAGTACTTCGACGACCTGGCCGCCAAGCACGGCATCGTCACCAACCCCGGCCAACGCGCCTGGTACACCGCCAAGGAAAAGACCCTCGGCGACGACATGAAGCGGGAATACCCGTCGATCCCTGCCGAGGCATTCCAGCAGACGATCGAGGGCGCTTACTACGCCAAGCAGTTCACCAAGCTCTACGCCGCCCAGCGCATCGGCAAGCTGCCCGATAACAGCCACCTGCCGGTGCACACCTTCTGGGACATCGGCGTGGGCGACTCCACGGCCATCTGGTTCGTACGGATCGTGGGCGAGGAATTCCACGTCATCGACTTCTACCAGAACAGCGGCGAAGGCCTGAGGCACTACATGAAGTTGCTCAAGGATCGCGGCTACGAGTACGGCGAGCACTGGGGGCCACACGACATCGACAACCGGGAATTTGGTAGCGACGGCAAGACTCGGCGCGAACTCGCGCGAGAGGGCTACGAGATCGACGGCCAGTGTTATTCGCTGACATTCCAGGTGGTGCCAAAGCTCGGCGTGGACGAAGGCATTGAGCAGGCCCGGGAAATCCTCCCGAACTGCGCCTTCGACGAGGCTAAGTGCGAGGAGGGCATCACCGCCCTGGAGAGCTACCGCAAGGAGTGGGACGACAAGCGCGGCTGCTGGAAGGACAAGCCGCTCCATGACTGGTCATCCCACCCGGCCGATGCCTTCCGCTACTTCGCCGTGGCCAAGACCAAGCGCTCCGTGGTCAAGCACGTTCCAATATCGTTCACTTTCTGAGGCCTCACATGCCGAACTTCCAACCCCGGGCAGAGTACTCGGAGGCCTTGCCCGGCTGGCAGCTGGTCAAGCGCTGCGTGGCGGGCGCCCGCGAGGTGCGCAAGCACGATATCTACCTGCCGATGCCGGACCCGGAGAACAAGTCTCCCGAGAACCAGGCGCGGTACAAGCAGTACAAGAAGCGGGCGATGTTCCTGAACATCACTGGGCGCACGCGCACCGGCCTGCTGGGCGCCGTGTTCCGCAAGACTGCGGAGCTGGAGTTGCCCGCCGGGGTCGAGTACCTCAAGGAGAACGCCAGCGGCGACGGTACGAGCCTGGAGCAGCTGTCCAAGGACGGCGTGGGCGAATGCCTGGACGCTGGCCGGGGCGGCTTCCTCGTGGACTTCCCTGCGGTTGAGGGTGTGTCCTCGATGGCGGACATGCAGGGTCGGCGTGCCCTGATCCATCACTACGGCGCCGAGTCGATCATCGACTGGGACGAGCAGGTGGTCGATGGCGTGAAGCGCCTGGTCTATGTCTGCCTGCTGGAGTGCGTCTCCGTGTTCAGCCCGGACAGCCTGGAGCGCACAACGAGCACCCAATACCGTGTGTTGCTGCTGGTGAATGGCCGATACGTCCAGCGCGTCTACGCCGAAGACGGCAACACCTACACCGAGGTCGCGCCGGTCGACAAGAATGGCCGCCCGTTCGATCACATCCTGTTCAGCTTTTACGGCGCCCAGAACAACGACGCCAGCGTCGACAAGTCGCCTCTGGAAGACCTGGCCGACGTGAACATCCTGCACTACGGCAACAGCGCTACGGTGGAGGAGAGCGGCTTCATCAGCAGCCAGCCCACGCTTTTCATCACGACCGACATCAGTGCCGACGAATTCGCCAAGGTGAACCCGAACGGCATGCACATCGGCTCGACCCGCGGCTACAACCTCGGCAAGAGCGGTACCGCGACACTCGTCCAGGCAGCCGAAAGCCAGCTGGCTCGCACGCTGCTGAAGGACAAGGAAGAGCAGATGCTGATGATCGGCGCCCGCATCGTGCAGAAAGCGGGCGGCGCCGAGACGGCCGAGGCGGTGCGCATCCGCTACAGCTCGGACAACAGCGTGCTGGGCACCATCGCCGGCAACGTGTCAGAGGCCTTGAAGCGGGCCATCCTCGACGCCGAGCGCTTCATGATGGGCGAGCCGGACGAGGACGGTACGGTCTTCTGGCTCAACCAGTCATTCTTCGACGAGACGATGACCGCCCAGGACATCCTGGCCCAGGTCCAGCTTTGGCAGCAAGGCATCATCGCCAAGTCCGACCTGCGCACCAATCTGCGCCAGGGCGGCGTGCTTGAGGCTGACCGCACCGACGAGTTGATTGACGATGAACTGGCCCAGCAGCCGCCGGTGACCGGCAACGACACCGGAGGCGGCGAGGATGAGCAGTGACGGCTACCTTTCGGACGCAGCTACTCGCCACCAGGTGCACGTGCAGCGCTACGCCGGCGGAAGCCTAAAGCGCCTGGCCAAGTTCATCACCAAGGCCATCAGCACCGCGAAATCCCGCGTATCAGAGGGATTGAGCCGTTATGGCACCCAACGGTACGAGAAGCAGATTCAGGAGCTACAGGGCGAGTTGGCGGGCGTATACGGCGAGATGAAGCAGCAGGCCGTGCTCGACCTGACGGAGTTCGCCGGGTACGAGGCTGAGTTCAACATGACCCTGTTTGGCAAGGTCGTGAAGACGGTCGTGCAGCTGAACAAGCCGAGCATTGAGCAGGTCGCCGCCGCAGCGCTGGCCGATCCGCTCGACCTGGAGGTCGGCAAGGGCCGGCAGCGCATAAGCATCGCAGGTGCGCTCGACCAATACGGCACCAAGAAAAGCGCCGAGATCATCAGCGAGATTCGCATGGGCTCGGCGCTTGGCGAGACGACCGACCAGATCAGCCGCAGGCTCACCTCGCTCGGCGTGCAGCAGCGCGACCAGGCCGGAGCACTGGTGCGGACCATGACCAACCACATCGCCAGTTCGGCGAGGTCGCAGGTCATGGCCGACAACGACGACATCCTGAAGGGTAAGCGCCGGGTCGCCACGCTGGACGGCAGGACCACGCCGCTCTGCCGTGCGCTGGATGGCACGGTGGTGCGCATGACAGCGCCGTCGCCGCCGTTCCACTGGAACTGCCGGACCACCGAGATCCCAGTCCTCAAGGATGAGTTTGCCCGAGATATCCCTGGCTCAACTCGCCCAGCGGTAGGCCCGGACGGTGCCGAGCAGGTCAGCAGCAAGACCACCTACGGCGAATGGCTTGCACGCCAGTCGGCAGCGTTCCAAGAGGATGTGCTCGGCCCAGCTCGCTACAAGCTGTTCAGCAAGGGCGAGCTCACCATCGACCGGTTTGTCGACGATGACGGCCGCACCCTGACCCTCAAGCAGCTGCGCGAGCGTGAGCCGATGGCATTCGAGCGGGCCGGCCTGAACTGATCCGCGCCACAAAACACATCATCGCGCTTTCGTGGCGCGCCATTATTGGAGAGCACCATGAGCGACAAAGATATCGAGCAAGAAATCCTTGCGAAGGGCAAGACCGCTGCGAGGGTCACACCTGCTGACGTACAGGCGAACATCGTCGGCGAGTACTACTTCACCGCATCTGAAGGCGTGCAGGCTGCTCTGCATAAGCAGGATGAACTGACGCGCCTCACCGGTGCGCACGGCGAGTTGGCTCTGCTCACCTTCTGCGTTCTGGTGCTCAAGAACGGGTTCACCGTCACTGGCGAGTCGGCATGTGCCAGCCCTGAGAATTTCGACGAAGAGATCGGTCGCAAGATTGCTCGGCAGAACGCTGAGCAGAAGATCTGGCCCTTGATGGGCTACGAACTGAAGCAGCGCCTGCGCGACGCCAACTGACAGCAGCACGATTTCCAAGCCCTGGCTGAGCCGGGGCTTTTTTGTACCCGCAGGCAGGGCCTGCTCAACGTCTCTGGGAGACAGCAATGACCTTGAAATTCCAACTGGACAGCCTCGAAGGCGTCGAAGAATCGGTAGCAGCCCTGTACGTCGAGAAGGACGGCAAGTTCGTCCTTGGCATCGATGGTCTGCCGCAGCAGGAGGATGTCACCGGCCTGAAGGCCAAGGTGGAGGAGCTCCTGGGCGAGAAGAAGGCCGCAGAGAAAGCCCGCCGCGAGGCCGAAGAAAAGGCGCGCGCCGAGGCCGAGGAGGCCGCCCGCAAGTCTGGCAACGTCGAGGAGCTCGAAAAGTCCTGGTCCGAGAAGTACAACCGCCGCGAAGCTGAGCTGACCGGCACCCTCGAAAGCGAGCGCGCCACCCTGCAAGGCCAGATTCGGGATCTGACCGTAGGCCGCACCGCCACTGAGATCGCGACTGCTCTGGCCGTGCCAGGCAGCGCCAAGGCATTGCTTCCCCACATCGAACGCCGGCTGAGCGTCGAGCAGCGCGACGGTAAACCAACCGTTGTCGTGCTGGACGCTGCCGGCAAGCTCTCGGCGGCAACGCTGGATGAGCTGAAAGCAGAATTCACCAACGATCCGGCCTTCGGCCCGCTGATCGCTGGTAGCAAGGCATCTGGCGGCGGGGCCGGGGGTGCTGGAAAGGGCGGCGGGGCCGCAAAAGGCAATTTCGGCGGTAACAAAGCGGAACGCACGGCGGCAATCGCCAGCCGGTTCCCAGACCTCCCTCAATCGTAAGGAAAAACACCTATGTCCCTGTCGCAAATGCAGGTTTTCAACGAGTACATCATGCCGGCGACCATCGAGACGCTGGATCAGATGCTCGTTGCGTTCAACGCCGCCAGCCGCGGCGCCATCGTGCTGTCCCCGGACGGCTTCACCGGGGACTTCCTCCAAGAGTCGTTCTTCCAGACCCTGGCTGCTGCCCAGCGCCGCGTCGATCGCTACGCCGCCAACGGCGCCGCCCCGATCACCGACCTGACCGAGCTGAAAAACACCTCGGTGAAGGTCGCCGGCGGCTTCGGCCCTGTTCGCTACGAGCCGTCGCAGATGACCTGGCTGGAGCGCCCCACCGCCCAAGGCGTCGAGGTGGCATCCCGGGCGTTCGCTGAGATCCTGCTGAAGGACCAGCTGAACACCGCAATCGCCGCGTTGGTTGCAGCGATCACTGCCCAGGCCGCCGCTGTCAACGATGTCTCGGCAACCGCCGGCATCACTCAGGTCGGTCTGAACAACGCCCACGCCAAGTTCGGTGACGCCAGCCAGAACCTGGTGACCCAGGTGATGCAGGGCACCACCTACCACAAGCTGATCGGCCAGGCTCTGACCAACTCCGAGCAGCTGTTCCAGGCTGGCAACGTCCGCGTTGTCGACATCCTGGGCAAGGTCTCGGTGGTCACCGATGCCCCGGCGCTGATGCAGGCCGGAACCCCGAACAAGGAAATCATCCTGTCCCTGGTTCAGGGCGCTGCACTGGTGCACGACGGTCGGGACATGATCAGCAACGTCCAGACCAACAACGGCGGCCTGCGCATCGAGACCACCATTCAGGTTGACTACAGCTTCGGCCTGGGCCTCAAGGGCTACACCTGGGATCAAGCCAACGGCGGCAAATCCCCGACCGATGCCGAGATCGCCACCGGCACCAACTGGGACAAGACCGCCACCAGCATCAAGCACACCGCCGGTGTTGCTTTGATCGGTGATGCTTCCAAGTAAACCTGATGGCGGGCTGGGCCGATGGCCTGGCCTGCTGAGGACAAGCGCATGAGCAAAAACAACATCTGGTATCTGGCTGGGCCGTTCCACCAGTACCAGGAGAACGTCAAGGAACTCGCCCGGGAACACGGGCTGGTCATTGTCGACGCCAACGTGGCGGAGGGTCGCAAAGGCGCTGCCAAGGACGTTCCCGACGTAACCATTCGCCCCGAGCTGCAGGCCCTGGCAGTGGTCGTCGAGGCCGGCAGCTTGAGCCAGGACGTTGTCGATCGCTTGACTGCTGAGCTCAGCTCCATCGGGGTGATCGTCGATTCGTTCGCGGCACAGAGTCTGGAGCGCCCGGCGGGTAACCTGGGCGAAACCGCATCGCGCCTGTTCGAAGTGCTGGAAGCAGTGAATGCCGGCATTTCCAGCCTGCAGCGTGAGCGCGACGGCGAAGTGCAGAAGGTAGTAGGCCTGGAGCAGGAGAAGGCAGAGCTTCTGAAGCAGAACGCCGAACTGCTCAAACAGGTCGAGGCCCTCAAGGCAGCGAACGCTGACCCTGAGATCGAAGCGCTCAAGGCCAAGCTCGACGCCGCGAACGTCTCCTACCGCTCCAACGCCTCGAAAGAGTCGCTGCAGAAGCAGGTCGCCGAGCTCAACCAGCAGTAACACCGGGGCTGCGGCCCCAATCATTCAAACGGAGGCCGGATGGCTACCTACATCACTGTGGCCGACGTAGATGCCATTCTTGGGCCTGAGTGGGCAGCTCCAGAGCTGAAGGACGAGGCGGTCTTCGAGGCGAATGCCTACCTGACTGCGCTCAACCTGGTCGGCATCGACATGGACAACATTCCTGACGATGTGAAGCAGGCAGGCGCGCGGCTGGCCAAGTGCGCCTCCCAAGGAAAGCTTTACCAGCAGCAGACCGAGGGCTCGCTCGAGGCGAAGACGGTCAAGGCCGGATCGGTATCCACCAGCAAGACCTTCGGCTCGATAGACAAGACCAGCTCTGTCGCCCAGCCAGCCTGTGTGCAGCTGGCACTGGCCCTGCTGACGCCCTGGCGCAGCAATCCGTTCGCCTTTGCTGTGAAAAGAGGATAGCCATGGGGCTCCGCGACGAAATCCAGGCAGGCCTGGCCGAGGCCTTCGACGAAGACCTGGCCGACGCGGTATCGACGTTCACCGGTACCTACATGGGGCCCGGCGTCTGGGACCCGGTAAACGAGACCACCACGGCGCAGCCAGTGACCTACACCGGGCGCGGGGTGCTCGACAGCTACGACAGCCGGCGCATCGACGGCCTGAACATCCTGGTGGGCGATGTGCTGCTGATCTGCTTGGCCAGCGAGGTCACCGACAAGCCCGCAGTTGGGCACCAGATCACGGCCGCCGACCTGATTACCGGCCTGCCGGTGACATACCGCATCGTCAGCCCGGGTATCGATCCAGCCCAGGCGCACTACGAAATCCAGCTGAGGAAGTGACCATGGCCAAGAACAGAGGCTGGAGCACGCCGCCCAGCATGTTCACTGGGGTGGTGGAGGAGCAGTTGAGCCAGCGCGTTAGGGTTATCGCCATGGCCATGCTCAACGAGATCGTTCTGCGGTCGCCGGTTGATACCGGGCGCTTCCGTGGCAACAACATCGTCAGCGTCGGGGCGCCGGTGTACACCAGCACCGTGAACGTCGATCCAACTGGCGCTGAAACCATCCAGGCCGGTGTTCGAGCAGTCACCGGCCTGGAGCCCTACACGCAGGTCTTCATCCAGAACAATTTGCCGTATGCAGGACCGCTTGAGGATGGCCATTCCAAGCAGGCGCCCGCCGGCATCTACGCGGTGTCATTCAACGGTGTCGCCGAGGCCTACAGGACATGACCTTCGAACAGATCCGGGCCATCGTCACTGGCCGCATGACGCAGTGGGCGGGCATCCCCGCATCAGCTGTCGACTACCCGAACAACCCGCAGGGGCCGTTCGACCCGTCCGGCAAACCCATCTGGGCCAGGCTGGCGGACGTTCCAGGCCTGTCCAGCGCGCCAGAGGTCGGCATCGGCCCATGCGTTCGGCGGACCGGCATCATCATGGTTCAGCTGTTCGTGCTCAGTAACAAGGGCACCCTGGCCATCACCAAGGCCGCCGACACGCTGGTCCAGCACTTCGAGTTCTACAGCGACCCGACTGGGCCGTTTGAGTGCTACGCGGCCTCGGCCAGCACGATCGGCGATGACGGCCACGGCTGGTACCAGGTAAACGTCAGCGTGCCATACCGGGCCTACTGAGCCCCCCCTACTTGCACCGCCACATGGCGGTTTTTTTACGCCTATTGATAGGAGAAACACGCCATGTCGAGTGGTGCCAAGGTTGCAACAGCGTATATCCGAGAGGTCACGCCTGGCGTGACACCGCCGGGCCCATGGAGCGTGCTGACGCGGACCAGCTTCGGGGTCGGGCCCACCTACAACACCGCCGAGAACAACGAGATCGGCGAAGACCGCATGTCGCAGGGCACCTCCCAGACGACCGTGGATGTGGCCGGCGATATCGGTACCAAGATGCGCTTCGGCGCGCTGGACGAGTTCATGGCCTCCTGCTTCGGTAAGGACTGGGACAACAACGTCCTGACCATGGGTAACGACCGGATCAGCTTTAGCCTGGGCTACTATGCCGCGGACGTCGGCATCGCCGGCAAGGCCACCGGCGCCCAGGTCGCCACAATGAACATCCAAGTGCCGAATGACGGCGAGATCGAGGTGACCACCAGCTTTGCTGCGACCGGCTGGCAGGACAAGGGCGACAACACCAACTTCATCCTCACGCCGGTGGCCGAAGCATTCCAGCGCCGCTATGGCTTCAAGGACGTCTCCGGCCTCAAGCTCAACGGGGTCCAGGTCGGCGACAACAACGTTTGCGTCGACACCTTCAACCTGCAGTTCGACAATGCCGTCCAGACCCAGCGCTGTATCGGCAACGGAAACCCCTTTGCCGGCAATATCATCCCGACCACCTTCACGCCGTCGGGCAGCATCACGCTGAGCTGGTCGAAGACGGCCTACGAGCTGTGGAAGAAGCAGCAGACCGGCGATGCGATCAGCTTCGAATTCACTCTGGGCAATGCCGACGGCGCCTACGACATCCTAATCCCGGAGATGGAAATCAGCGGCTCCTGGCCGGACGGCGGAGCCACCGACATTGTCCAGGTGGAACTGAACTACACCGCCCGCCGCGTGCCGCCGACCATCACCCGCCTGCCGGCTCCAGTTGTCGTTGCTGCGGTGGAAGTAACCCCGGCTACCCTGAGCCTGGCGGTGGACGAAACCGCAGACCTCGAAGCCGTGGTAACTCCGGTAGGTGCCAGCCAGCTGGTCACCTGGACCTCGTCGGCACCATCGATCGCCAGTGTAACCGCCACCGGCCTGGTAACCGGCCTGGCTGCTGGTACCGCCACCATCACCGCGACCAGCGCCGCAGACGGCACCAAGACCGACACCTGCGCTGTCACCGTCACCGCTTAACCCTTTGCCCGGCGCGCCCTGCGGTGCGCGTCGGGCCTTTTACCGCAGAGGAATACCATGGGCATCACCATTGCAAAGAAGCCTGAGTTGGACATCAGCGGCGAGCGCTGGGTTGAGTTCGCCCCGGGCGCCCAGATTCTGGTCGGCTCGATCGCCAACCCGCTCTACAAGTCGCACCAGGCGCTGATCAACCGGCACTTGGCCGCAATCAACCAGCAGGTTCGAGTCGGCACCGCCGAGTTCAGCCTTTCGGATATCCCTGACGTTGAGCTTGAGACCGACGATGATCTGTTCGTCGAACTGGCAGCCAAGCACCTGATCAAGGACTGGAAGGGCGTCGATGTCGAAGAAAAGCCAGGCGAGCCGGCCACCTACAGCGCTGAACTGTGCATCGCGCTGATCAACCAGATGCCAAGCGTTTACTTCCTGGCCCTGCGCACCGCTACCGATATCGCCCGTCGCGTCGAGGAGAAGGCCGCAGCCACTGCGGAAAAGCAGTAGCGGCATACCTATGGGGGCGCGATTGGGCTGGAGAAGCCAACGAGAAGAAGCGCTGGAAGCATGAGCGGTTGGGTTCTGGAGTGCCCGATGCGCCCGAGATTGACGGCGTAACTGCCGAGATCCTTGAGGCCTACGCCTACATCAGCAGGTCACGGCAGTACGTCGGCATGGTTGGCGCGCCGGCGCCAATTCCGCCTTCGGCCATCGCCGAATACCTCGACCGCTACCCATCTGCGATATGCCGCGAAGAGTTCGACGCAGCCGTATTTGCCCTCGATGACCAGTTCCGCAAGCACTGGGAGGAGCAGAACGAGAAAGCCCAGGCCGCAGCTGAGGCCAAAAACAAACCCAATAGGCGTTGACGCCGGAGGATCACATGGCGCAGGAATCACGCCTTGCGGTAACGATCGACTCGCGCGGAGCAAAGCGAAACGCCGATGACCTGGCAGAATCCCTGAAGGATGTTGAGCGAGCAGGCGAGGGCGCCACTACCAGCACTGAGGGCCTGTCCTCGAGTCTTGATGAGCAGAGAAGAGAGCTATCTCAACTGCTAGGCCAGATCAATCCGACGGTGGCAGCACTTGGCCGATTGGATGATATGCAGGAGAAGCTGGCCAAGTTCAAAGGGAACAATTTCCTCGATAGCGATACCTTCGACGAATACAGCCATCGCATCAACACCATGCGCGATGCCCTTGGCGAATCCGCCACGAGTATGAACAAGGCAGGGATGTCGGCCAAAGCCTACCAGGCGTCCCTGCGAGGCATCCCAGCGCAGTTTACCGACATCGTAGTCAGCCTACAGGCCGGGCAGCCACCTCTGCAGGTGCTGCTTCAGCAGGGCGGCCAGCTGAAAGATATGTTCGGTGGCGTAGGTCCGGCGGCCAGGGCCTTAGGTGGCTACGTCGCTGGCCTGGTCAACCCGTTCACCGCCGCGGCAGCCGCCGCTGGCGTGCTGGCGGTGGCCTACTACCAGGGTTCTGAAGAGACCGAGCGCTTCGCTAATGCGCTGATCGAGAACGGCAACGCTGCTGGGCTCTCAGCCAATCAGCTCGCTGATATGGCCAACCAGGTGGCGGCATCGAGCGGTACCGTTGGTGCGGCTGCTGGCGTCCTGACCCAACTGGCCGCCGCCGGCAATCCGCTGCGCACCATGTATGTGGAGATCACCCAGGCCTCGCTGGCCTGGTCGAAGCAGACCGGCCGGGATATCACAGAGGTCGTCCAGACCTTCAACGAGATCGGCAAGAACCCTGTCGAGGCCATCAAAAAGCTCGACGGCGAGCTGAATATCCTCACGGCGTCACAGTACGCCAACATCCAGTCCCTGCAGGAGCAGGGCAAGACGATGGATGCTGCGGCTATGGCGGCCGGCCTGTACGCCGAGGCCATTAACAGCCGGGCAGGGGAGATCGAGCGCAACCTGGGCACGCTGGAGTCCGCGTGGCAGTCCATCACCGGGGCGGCCAAGAAGGCCTGGGATGCGATGCTCGACGTTGGCCGCGATCAGACGATCGAGGACCAAATCGCCAACACCGAGAAACTGATCGCCCAGCGCAAAGGGGGCATCATCGGGTTCTTCGCGGGCGATGACGACCAGACCCTGCGCGGGCTCGAAACAAGACTCAAGCAGCTGCAAACGGCCCTGGCAAACAATGCCGCCAAGGCTGCGCAGGATGCCAGCAACAAGGCCACACAGGATGCCGGCAAGAAAGGCATCGACCTGATCAACTCGACCTACAAGTCGTCTTTGACCCAGACCCAGAAGCTTCAAAAGGAGCTGACGGACCTGGACAAGGCGCGCAAGGATGCCATTGCCGCTGGCGGCTTTAGTGCTGCTGAGGAAGAGAAGTACGCGAAGTCCCGCAAGAACATCGAGCAGGAAATCGCGGACATCAAAGCTCGCGAAGCGAAGAAGAACGCGCCGAAGGGAGTCAACAAGGGTGTATCGGAGGCGGAGACCACTTTCTCCCGACTGTACAACCAATACGACCCTGCAGCCCAGGCTGCACGCACTCTCACCAAGGAGCAAACCCAACTCCAGCTGGCTCTGGACAAGGGCAAGATCAGCCAAGACGAGTACGGTAAGGCGCTGGCCCAGGCCTCGCTGAACTACGCAGCAGCCATCAAGGGCGCGCAGGGGCTGACCCAGGCCGAGCAATACCGCGCCCAACTGGAGAAGCAGCTGTCCACGCAGCGCAGAGAGTACAGCATTGCGGCCGCCGGCGTGGGCATGGGTGATCAGCAAGCCCAGCGCATGCAGCAGCGCGTGCAGCTTGAGCAGCAGGCCAACGACCGAATTCTGCAGCTGCGCACCGAACTGGCCAACGCCACGACGGAGAAGCAGCGGCAGGAACTGCAGGCCCAGATCGACCTCGAGCAGGAGTATCTGCCCAAGCGGCTGGAGGCGCTGCAGTCTGGGTTCGCTCAGTACGATGCGGCCATCTCCAGCCCTATCAACGGCTGGAACGCGGCGCTGGCCAACTTCCAGACAACCGCGGCTAACGTCGCCGGACAGAGCCAGGCCCTTTTCAGCGGTGCCTTCAGCAGCATCCAGTCCAGTGTCGGCGGCGCGTTCCAGGCCATGACGCTGGAAGGTCAAACTTTCGGCGAATCCGTCACGAATGTTACTCGCAGCCTGGTCGGCAGCGTGGTCAACTCGCTCGGGCAGATGGCTGCGCAATGGGCGGTCAATCAAGCTATGCAGGTGGCATTCGGGCAGACCTCGGCGGCAGTCGCCGCGCAGCAGATCGCCCAGGTTGGCGCCGTAACAGCCGCAGAGACATCAGGTGCTGCGGCAGTGGCCACTGCCAAGGTCGCTGCGGATGGCGTGGCCACTGCATCCAGCATTGCCGCGACAACCGCAACTACCACTGCTCAGACGGCGGCGGCGGCCACAACTGCTAGCGCCTGGTTGCCAGCGGCACTCGTTGCCTCCATCGGCTCCTTCGGTGCTGCAGCTGTCGTTGGTGGTACCGCGCTCCTGGCTGCGTTCGCGCTCATCAAGGGCTTCGCCACGGGTGGCTATGTCTCAGGTCCAGGCTCAGGCACCTCCGACAGCATCCCGGCGCGTCTGAGTAACGGCGAGTTCGTAGTGAACGCCAAGGCAACCGCGCGCAATCGCGAGCTGCTGGAGGCGATCAACTCGAACGAGAGGGTCTCCTTCGCCGGCGAAAACATCTCGCTCAACAAGGTGCAGGCAAACGGCCAGATCCAGCAGCAGGCAGCCCAGCCAAGCGTCACCGTGAACCTGATCGAAGACCGGTCCCGTGCCGGCACTGTTGATCAGCGCACCGGTGACGACGGCCAACTGCAGATCGACGCCTTCGTGGCTGACATCTGGGGTGGGGGCGAGCGGGCCCAGGCCATCGAAGCGGCCTACGGGCTTTCGCGCAACCCAACGTAGGTAGATCCCATGATTACCGAAACTGACGAGGCCGACAGCGGGGCGGGCGCAGCCGTGCCCGAGCCCGTTGTCCCGGCTGATGAGAAAGAACTCCTGCTGCAAAGGCGGCTCGCCCGCATCGAGGAAGCGCTGGGCCTCAGCCCGCTCACCTAAAACGCAAACCTCAGCTGAGGAATGGCAATGATTCAATACCCGGCAGAATTGCCACTTCCGCTGCAGGATGGCTATGGCTACACGACAGTTGACCCAATGCGCGCTACGCCGATGGTCACCGGCCGCCGCCGGTACCGGAAGGTGCGCAGCTATGTTCCGTCTGAACTGACGTTCAACTTCGTGTTTGAAGAGGATGAGGCGGCATTCTTCGAGGCGTGGTATTCGCGAACGCTGAATGATGGGCTGGAGTGGTTCGAAATGCCGCTCCAGCTGCCGGCCGGCTTCACCACCTACCAGGTCCACTTCATCGGCATCTACGGGAAAGTTGAACTGACCCAGGTGAAGCGCTGGCGGTACTCCATCAACGCCGAATTGAAGCAGCGTCCGCTGATTCCCGAAGGCTGGGAGCAGTTCCCAGAGTACTGGTTCAACAAGAACGTCATCGACGTTTCGGCGAACAGGGAGTGGCCTGAAGCATGAGCCTTATCGAGGAGTGTTACGCCTCGGGCAGGGGCGAGCTGGTCGACACCATTGAAGCCAGGAAGGAGGGAGGCGCCGTCTCCCACCTGTACTGCTCGGGCTGGGAAGACCGGGTGTGCACCACCGAGGACGGCCGCACGCTGACCTTCATCGCGATGGCCATGGACCTTGCCCTTCCCAAGAATGACAACAGCGCGTTCCAGAACCTGGTGCTCGGCCTGGACAACGTGACCGGCGAGGTGCAGGAAGTCGTAGAGGAGGCCAAGGCGGCCGGCGACCGCTTCATCATCACCTTCCGCCGCTACCTGGCCGAAGACCTGTCGTTCCCGCAAGAGCGGTACCGCATGACGCTGCTCAGCCGGGAGTATGAGGACAACGTGGCGAAGCTCACCGCCGGCTTCTTCGACCTGCTCAACACCAACGGCCTCCGCACCATCCTGACAGCATCCCTGGCACCCGGCCTGAAGTACATCTGACCATGATCGAAAAATTCAAACGCGCCCCGTATCGCGAGGGTGCGCGGGGGCCTTTTGCCTTCGATTGCTGGGGGCTGTGTATCGCCGTGCGCCACGAGGTTTTTGGCCTGCCGTTGCTGCCCAGCCTGGGCGCCGTGGGCAAGGACAAGCTCAGGGCCAATACCGCCGCTTATCACGACCTTCGCCAAGGCATGGAGGAGTGCCCCCCGGAGCCGGGGGCCATTGCCGCCGTGTTCCGCGGCGCGCTGTGCCTGCATGTCGGCGTGGTGGTGGAAAGCGAAGGGCGCCTGAAGGTGCTGGATACAAACCCCGGCGGCGCCTGCCTCCGGACAACTGGCGAGTTCGAAGCCGCGCATCCAAGGGTGGTGTATTACCGTGATCGAGTTCTACCCGAACAAGCTGAGTGATACTGCGCCGCTCGGCACCTGGAATACAGACCGCCGCATGTCCATCGAGTCGTGGTTGAAAAGCCAGGCTCCATCGTATGAGCGCCGGGAGAGCCCACCAATCAGCGTTGTCCTCAATGATGAGGTGATCGAGCAGCACCTGTGGCACAAGGTGAAGTTCAAGCCGTCCGATCTGCTCCAGATCTACCGAGAGCCAAAGGGCACTGACCCGTTTTCCATCACGTTCGCGCTGTTCAAGGGCGCCAAGGCGGTGCTGAAGGCGATCATGCCCAAGATGCCGGGCATGCCGTCCAGTGCAGGTACGCAGCAGGGCGACCCCCTGATGGACGCCAGCGCCAAGGGCAACAAGGTCAAACTCGGTGACCCTGTTCGGCAGATTGCCGGCCACCAGCGGGTCTATCCGTCGTACCTGGCCCAGCCGCGCCGGGCATTCCTGGCGCCGCGGGACCAGCGCGTGGAGATGCTGCTGTACATCGGCGAAGGCGAGTACGACGTGCCGCTGGCCAAGGTCAAGGTGGGGGAGACCCCGCTGATCTCGCTGGGCGCGGATGCTACGTTCACCATCTACCCGCCTGGCGCCGACCTGTCCGGCGATCCGGCCCACATCAACTGGTTTAACGCTCCAGAGGTTGGAGCCAGTTCCAGCGGTTCGGCCGGCCTTGAACTGACCATGGCTACCGAACTGACCAGGTCGGCCACCGCTTCGGCGTACCAGTTTGATGGCGACACGATCAGCGTGCCTGCAGGCTCCGGCCAGTTCCCGGCCGACTGGTCGAACGGGATCATCATCCGCGTGCTCGCCCCGTACACCTACACCGTCATTGACGGCGGGGCCGGGCGCGACATCGTGCGCGGGCCGCTGGAGATGCTGAACCCGACCCCTGGCATGCTCATCGAGGTTGCCGGGGCGAATGCTGGCCTGTACGTCGTGCACAGCTACACGCCATACAGCCCAGCCGTGCCGGCCAACCCTGGCACGGCTTCGACGCTCACCGGGTCGGCGGCGCCAACCCGGTACGACTTCAACGTCACCCCGCTGAGCTTCACCCTTTTCCGTGGCGCGACCAGCTACCCGATCACGCTGAACACTGCGACCACCAACCTGTCCGGCCTGGTATCGGCGCTCAATACGCAGTTCAGCGGCAAGCCGTTCCAGGCGCAAGTGAGCGGCAGTGTGCTGCGTATCGTCGAGCTGACGCCGTTCGCCGGCCAGGCCATCACCGCTACCGGTGCCTCCACCATCCTGGGGGCGTCGCCGGTAGGTGTCACCGGCACCGCCACCACCAGCGCTATCCCCGAGCAGCCGGCCGAGATGACCCTGGACTATGACGGCGGCTCGCCGGTGGTCGGCCTGGCACTGGGTCAGGGCCTGGCAACCATCGGCCCGCGCGGCCTGCGGTACCGGATCACGGCCTTCAGTACGAGCCTGCTCGAGGTGGAGCGCCTGACTGCATCCGGCTCTACCGACACCGACTGGCCAGGCTTCAACGCCATGCAGACGGTCAACGGACTGATCACCCTGGACGCATCGAACCTGCAGGGCGGCTACCGCGGCCCGTTCGCCTGCTGTCCGGAGAGCGAGAAGGTCACCATGATCGAGTGGTCGGTCACCTACGCCAATGGCCTGTGCGGCATCGGACGGGAAGGGCAGATCTACGAGATCCCGACCTACTACGCCTTCGAGTATAGGGACATGGATGTGGCTGGCGCCTGGACCGTCATTGAGCTGATGAAGACGGGTGGCTCGCTGGATGCCCAGGGCTTCACCGACCGGGTGATACTGCCATACCCAATGCGGGCAGAGGCCAGGGTCCGCAAGCTGTACAAGGACCGCCCGGGGCGAATCAACGACGAGGCCCGGGACGACGCAACCTGGACGGACCTGCGCGGGAAGATGCAGAACTCGCCAACGAGCTATCCGATGACGGTCATCACCTGCAGCATCCGCGGCGGCGACCGGTTGTCAGCGCAATCGGAGAGCCAGGTAAGCGTCGAGGCTACCCGTATTCTGCCGCTGATGGAGGGCGGTACCGGGCCAACACGTGACATCGTTCCGTACTGCATCCACCAGCTGAAGCAGCGCGGATACACTGACGATGACCTGGACCTGCCTGAGTGGCAGGCTTTCCACGAGATCTGCGTGGCCCGGGGCGATACCTACGACGAGACGCTGGACGCGACGATCACTGTGAAGGACATGGTGAACAACGCCCTGGCGTGCGGGTTCGGCGAACTGGTGACGTTCCGGGGCCTGCTACGTCCGGTACGGGACAGCGCCCGGGCAGCGTTCGATGTCACCTACGGTCCGAAGACGCAGACCTACTCACCACAGAACATGACCAAGATGTTGAAGATCAGCGGCGCCATGCCATCGATCAACGACTTCGACGGCGTGGATGTAGAGTTCTTCTCCCGCACCACCTGGGCGTGGGAAACGGTCGAGTGCCGCTGGCCTGGAGACCTGGGCAACAAGGTCGAGAAGATCAAGATGCCCGGCATTAGCGACAGGACCAGGGCCTGGCGCATCGGCATGCGCCGGCGCGGCCACCAGAAGTTCCGGACCGACGTTTACACCTGGGAAACGGAGATGGACGGAAGCAACAGCGGCTATCTGAGCTTCGCCGCGGTTGCCGACGACAGGCCGAGGGGGTGCCAGAGCGCGATTCTGCTGGCGTTCGAGGTGACGGGGGCGGGCACGCTGCTGATCTCGTCAGAGCCATTGGATTTCAGCGCCGGTGGCGAGCACCTGATCGGGTTGCGCAGGTTGGGCGGCACGCTTTCAGGCCCATGGACCGCCGTGCGGGTGGATCCGTACACGGTGCGTGTCGATGCCCTCGACTTCACGCCGGAGGTCGACGGCCCACTGGAGCCGCCACACATCCTGTTCGGCCCGGCCTCGCGCTGGGCATACCCAACCCTGATCACCAGTTCCGACCCAGCCAACGGCAACGTCGCCATGAAGGGCATGCCCTACGACGCCCGCGTTTACACCTACGACGACCAATTCCAGCCGGCCTGACCGGAACCCTTAATCGAGCATGCCCGCCACCGAGCGGGCTTTTTTATGCCCGGAGAATCTATGCGATACAACACTGGCAACCCGGTTGGAACCGATGGGTCGAGCAGTCCGTTCGACCTCCACGACAACTCTGCCAATATTGACCTCTTTGCCAACGGTGACGAGCCAGCTTATCCAGATCGACTCGGTCAACTCCGTAAGTCGATTTCTGGAATGGAGAGTGAGTTCGACAGCGCCCAGGCCGAGCGAGCGGCAGAGTTCGATGCCTCTCAACAAGACAAGGAAGATCGGTTCAATGACTTTCTCGTGTCTTCTGCCTACCAGTTCATCGGCGAGTACGCATCGGGACTGGTGGTTAGTGAATATAACCAGATTTTCCAGAAAGATGGGCAATTCTACCGTGCCAGCCCAAGCACGGCATTGCCGTACACGACCACCGGTACCTGGGCCTCGGAATCTTCCAAGTTCATTCCCGTTGGGGATGCTGCCTTGCGCCAAGAGTTGGCCTCGGGCAACACCGGATCCGGTGCGGAGATGGTGGAGTTCGCCGGTCGGACAGTAGAAGCAAAGCTAAGAGACAATCCTAGCCCTAGGGACCAGCCGTATTCTGCAGTCGGTGATGGCGTAGCAAACGACTCGGCTGCTTTTACAGCATTCGAGGCTGTTGTCACCGGGCGAGTCGTTGATCTTTCTGGAAGGACCCACCTGGTCAATTCTGCGCCGAAAAAGAACGCATACATCAACGGCAGATTCAAAATTGCTGGATTCACCCGTAATTCGTCGAACATATCTGCGTTTTCGTATCAGCCCCCGTTCGTTCACCGGTTCGGCGGGCAGCTGTCTAAGCTAAAGGTCTCGCTTTCCAACCCGCTGGAGCAGATTACCAGCGTTGCATTCATCGGGGATTCGATTACCTGGGGGGTTGGTACCGGTGAGGAGTCGACGTCTTCGCCGAATACTGCGCTGCTCACTGCCGCGCGAGATGATGCAGGGTCGTACAGCTGGGTCAACATCCTAAAAAAGTACATCGGCGAGCGATATGCCTTCGGCGCCGTGCAGGTAAACAGCAATTGGGCTGGGTCCCCGAGCGGGCAGGCCATTGCCCAGTTCTCCTATAATCGATTTGTTTTTCCCCGCCGTGGAGATTTCACCGTAACGCAGGCAGCTGGTGGCAGCATGTCGATAACCGAGCAGTACTCGACGAGCATCGAGGGTACGCGTGCAGTAATGATCCTCGGCAACGGAAACGCAGGGGTTGAGTCATCGCACTCTATCAAGTTCAAGTTCACTGGGTTCTCGTTCGTTCTTGGGTTCACCTGTCAAGAATCTACAGCAAGCTACTATGAACTCCTGATCAACGGCGTTTCGCAAGGTGTATTCAGCACTCACGCCGGAGTCGATGGGTTTGTAAACAACACGCGTAACAACTACCGCACCCACACCTTCGCAAAAGTAGTAAATGCGGACATCGAGATCAAAACGCGCAGGAACGGCGAGACAGGTCTGCGAGAGATTTATCTGCAGAGCATCAAATTTAACAAGGTCATCAACCTGATCAATCAGGGGATCATCGGCGTGGCTACGCGCTGGTATATCAACTTCAACATGGGCGCGTTCACGGATCAGTACGGTAGCACTTGTGACTATGCGATCTGCCAGCTCGGTACCAACGATCGGATATTCCAGAGCAATGCGCCTGGGGGGATGAATCAGTTTGTTTATGACCTGAAAGAATTCCTGGATACGGCGCCAGCCGCAACAACCAAGATTCTGATGTGCGCAAACCCAGCGGTCAACGAGGACCCTACCGTCTACTCGTTCAACATGCAGGATGTTCGCGGGGTGATTACCAGGGTTGCAAAGGAGCGTGGGCTGGACATGATCGATAACTACGCTGCAATGTCGGCTCTCGACCCGTCAATCGTAGCCAGTGATGGGCTTCATCCAAACATACTCGGACACTCACTGATAGCAAGGAACATCATAAACGCGCTGGAGTCCGCCTGAGCTGATCATGATTGAAATTGCGGCGATATGGTGGCAGGATTGCAGGCTTTCTCCTGGCGAGTATCGATCATGAAAGGAATCAAAGCATTCGCAGTGCCATTCATCTACGCGGCAACCGCGGTGGTGGTAGTGGTGGCGCTTTTGGCGGGAGAGCCAGAGGCTCGTTTTGCGTCGTCTCAAGAGTTCGCGACGTGCGTTGAGTCGCAGGTCCCGTGCTCTGCCATCTGGTAAAGCAGATTGACAGATACAAAAAAACCGCTTATAGCGGTTTTTTTGTTACATATTGACCGTCTACGATTTGCATCACCACCGCTCCACTCGCGGGAAAATCAGATCCCCTTCGTATCTGAACGGTATGGCTTGCTCGATGGCTATTGGTCATTTTTTCCAGGAGCTGAAAAGTTTCTGGTAGCGAACAGCAATGGGGCAAATCTCATCGCGTAGTTCGCATGCCGCAACAGCAAAGTTGACTGCGCGCTGTTGCCCGTAGTCTTTTATGTGTGGGAAGCCATCAGCGTATGAGAAATACCCGTTCTGAATAAACTTGGGAAGCTCGTCACGCATAGTGTCAAGCCCTTGTGATATAGGCTTGTCATACTTGTTTGTTTTGCTGATGCCTTTCCATTCGTACATTGTCGCTACAACGAAGAAGTGACCATTTATTACGCTAACATGCCCGTCAGGAAGGTCTTTAGACACATATTCTGCGAACCAGGTATTCCCTTCTTTGGTCTTGAAAGAATAATTATTTACAATCGTGTCGAGGTAGTCGTTGATCAACCAATCGTTAGATGTATCACCAGTCACATTCCTGATGTGCATCAGGCCGACTGCGATGGCCGCGTTTCCGAATGCAGAGTACCACGGCGCAGAAATCGGATACTTGTCGAAGATGTATTGGTATCGATAGATGACACGATAATTCCCTTCGTCATCGACGATCGAGTTTGCATGCATCTCGTCCATCAATGCTTTTATGGTTGCCTGAAGCCTCGGCTTATCGCTGGCAATGCTCTGGAGCGCCCCAGCGTTCGACGCCCACACATAGGGCGACCACCGTGATGGGTTTTGCGCCTGCTCGTACAGATTGGCAGATGCTGCCCACGTAGGGTTGCTGTGAGCCTGCAATGAAAGGGGCTTTAGCATCTCGCCAGGAGGGAGGGTATTGAAATTGTCCTGCTTCTCACACGCCCCTAACGCCAAAAGTGCAGCTAGCACAAGGGCTCTTGCCTTAAACATGTCCATTCCTTTGCTGGTATCTAAAGCTCGAATTCTACATGAGCTGGCACTTTGCATGCACTGTGATTGAATTTCAGATCAGGCAAGTAGGCCAATTTTAAACGAGAATCAAATGCGCATCATCAAGCAGTAGTTGCATCAAATCCTGCCCAAGGCCCGCCCAGTAGCGGGCATTTTTTTGCCTGGAGAAAACCCATGACCCAATCCCAACCCCGGGGCGTGCGCAACCGCAACCCCGGCAACATCGACTTCAACCCGCGCAACGACTGGCAGGGCCAGATCGGCAAGGAACCTGGTGGCCGCTTCGCCATCTTCGACACGCCCGAGAACGGTATCCGCGCCCTGGGCAAGTTGCTGATCAACTACCGGGGCAAGGACGGCATGCCCGGTGTGGGCGGGAAGGGCATCGACACGGTGCTTGAAACCATCAACCGCTGGGCGCCGAGCAACGAGAACGACACCCAGGCCTATGCCGGCGCCGTGGCCAAGCGCCTAGGCGTGCGCACCACTGATCCGATCAACATCAAGGACCCGGCCACGCTGCGCGGCATGGTGCTCGGCATCATCGTGCACGAGAACGGTGGCAACCCGTACAAGGACCAAGTGATCGACGAAGGCGTGCGGAGGGCCCTGGCATGACTTGGCTCGGCGCGGTGCCGGCCTGGTGCTGGTGGCTGATCGCCCTGGTGCTGGTGGCCGGCGGTCAGCAGTATCGGGTTGTGATTGCCGATGGCGCTGCGGCTGATGCCAGGGCTGAAACTGCCAAGTCCGACAAGGCCCTCTCCGACTACCGCCTGGAGGTTGCGGAGCGTGACCGGCGGGCCGCGGCCAAGGCCAGGACCGAAGAACAGCGCCGCCAGGCCGTGGCGGACGAGGAGGGTGAGAGTGCAAGACAACAACTGGAGCTGGCCCAAGGCCGTGCCGCTGGCGCTGAGTCTGCTGCTGACGGGCTGCGCGGGGAAATCGCCCGATTGCGGAATGGCCACCGAGCCACCTGCGATACCATCGCTGCCCAGCAGCGCCAGGCAGGAGCCTCTGCCATCGTGGTGCTCGGGGGATTGCTTGAAGAGTCTGACCGAATGGCGGGAGACCTCGCAGCAGCGCTTGAGAGAAGCCGAATAGCTGGGCTGGCCTGTGAGGCGGTGGTCGACAGGATGAAGTTGACCCGCTGACCGGCAGTTGCCCATGAGCCGCTATGGTGGATACGATACTGTATCGATATACAGTATTGGTGCAGCATGTACTTCCTCCTCGTTCGCCGCCGCGTGAATGGCGTGGCCATCCCTTCCGATCAGCTCAGGAAGATCCAGCCCATGCGGGCCGACATCCACATCGGTGACCACCACAGTGAGCCGCTGGGCCGGGTTTCGACCCAGGCATGGGTGTTCAACCCGTCCCCCGGGCCCGACATCATCCCCCGGCTGCACGACGCCAAGCTCAATGGCATGGCCCAGCTCGGGATCAACATCAACGGTGTCGAGGAAATCGATGGCGTTCTGTATGCCCAGTCGTGGTGGTGCCGGGCGGTGGGCGATTATGGCAACTGACCTGCCGCAGGCCTGGCTTGATGAGCTGAACGACCAATTCGCGCTGATTACCGATCCCGAGGGGCGCGCCGCCGTGCTTGATGAGATGGCCTATGCCGCGCGCCGGCGGCGAGAGGTCGATGACGGCGACCTGGTCGACATGCTGGAGATCGTCGAGTCGGCAAGGCTATGGGCGCTCCAAGGGAATGAGTGATAGACCACCAATCAATCCTTTGGTGGCAGCACCATATCGGCCCAGGTCTGCATCATGTCGCGGCGCTGCTCTATATATGTGGCGTGGTTGTACACATCACGGATGGCGCTGCTGTCGGCGTGGGCAAGTTGACGCTCGATCCAGTCCTTGTTGTAGCCACGGCTGTTCATCTCCGTGGAAAATAAGTGCCTGAACCCGTGGGGCGACTGCCGGCCGGTATAGCCGCAACGATCCAGCAGGTTTACCGCGTAGTTGATGCCGATCGGCCGTACCGCGTCAGACCGGTTTGGGAACACATACTTCATCCCGCCGGAGATCGGCAGCATGGAGCGTAGGATTTCCAGGGCCTGGCGCGACAGCGGTACCACATGGTCGCGGCGCATCTTCATCTTGGCGGCCGGTATCGACCAGGTCGCTGTGTCCAGGTCGATCTCCGCCCATTCAGCTTTGCGAACCTCAGCCGGCCGGCAGGCTGTGAGGATCAGCAGTTTGGTGGCCCACTGCAGTTGCAGCCCTGACTGGCTTTCCTCGATGGCCTTGATGATGGTCGGCATTTCCGAGAAGGCGAGGAACGGCCTGTTTTTGTGCGGGGCCATCCTCTCGGTGACAGTGTGCATTTCCGCCGTGGGGTTGTTCTCGATCATTCCGGTGGCGATCGCATACCGAAAAATCTGGCCAATCCACTGCCTGGTCTTTACGGCCGTGGTCACCGAACCTCGGCGCTCAATGCGGCGAATCAGCGTGATCACATCGGACCGCTTGATCGAATCGATCTGACGCAGGCCGAACGCCGGCAGCACATCCAGCTCCATCGCATTCGAAATGATCTTGACCGTCGATTCGGTCAGGCTTCCCTTCCTGAATTCCAGCCACTCGTCGTAGACGCGGCGGAATGTCCTCTCCTGGGCGCCAAGGCGCTCTGTCTTCTTCATCCTCCTTGATTCGCGTGGGTCTATTCCCTGCGCAACCTCTTCGCGCGCCTCGTCCCTTCGCGCACGTGCCTCCTTCAAACCGATCTCTGGGTACGTCCCAAGGGAAATCCTGGCCTGCTTGCCGAGCCAGGTGAACCTGAAATGCCAGCTCTTTACGCCGGTTTCGGCGATGTACAGCGTGAGCCCTAGCGAGTCCGCAAGGGTGTAGCCCTTTTCCCGGGGCTTGGCCTGCCTGGCCGCGGTGTCCGTGAGCGCCAC